TGACGAGACTCGAACTCGCAACATCCACCTTGGCAAGGTGGTGCGCTACCAATTGCGCTACATCCGCATATGACCTCATCCTAGACCTCTTTTGGCTACTGCTTTGGCTCAAACACCTCAACCATGTCTCCAACCTGGGGGGTCCCCTGTGCGCTGGCGTTTAATGGTGGGGGGGTCTTGGCAATTTATTAGTGTTAACAATCTCCCCTGACTATTAATCAGGTGCGATCTTGTTAACATGCGCTCAATAACTATGTGTTCCACATGGCTTGATGACTATTTGATGACGGCATAACTAACTAGCGTTCGGCTACTGACTACGGCAACAGTTTGTTAATACGGATACCACCAGCCTATTAGCCAACTCTCCGAGTTGTTATCAGATCAATACTTGTGCCTTATCTCCTTGTAATAGCCAGTTGATCAAACGCATACGCATCACTACATAGCCACATGTTCCATGTAGCAATTAGTATCTCTTGGCATCACATAACTATTAACTATTAACTATTCATTAAACATGGAACATGTATCTATCTATCTCTTATATATATATCTCTCTTTATTTAGTTATTACTGGAAAAAAATACTTCGGGCGCAATTTCCCACATAACTAATTAACTAAACATCTCTCACAAGGCGCACACACTTAACTAACTAACTTGATGACCAACTCCTAAAGTTAGTTCGCAACTAACTTGCTTCCACCACCGCCACCGCCACCATGAGTAAGTTCACAATTTCGAACGGGTGTTCGAGATAGTTAGTTCCAGCCCCAGTTCGCCAGTTAGCCCCCACGCTCAGGCTCTCAGGCTCAATCGGGCAAATCGGACATTCCGCCACTCCTATCAGGTAATCAAGGTCAACTGGATTTTCTGCTACGATTTGCTCAGGCACACGACGATAAAAGTTTGATCTTTTTAGAAACCTCTAGGGGCAAAAGATCAATAATTTTCAAGTGAAAAAAGCCTAGATAGAAATTGAAATCTAGTGAACTTAATAAGTCATTAAATCCTTCGGGAACTTATTAAGGTGATAGCAAATCAATTAACTATTAATTACATAGAGAATTAGGCAAACATAATCAATATGTTTTCTATTAATTAATCATGGATAGTTTTGTTAATAACAAATGCCGACAGTATCCAATCTGATCTAAGCACTAAGAAGTTAATTAATAATAAATAAAATAAACATATTGCTATATGTGTTTTCTGCTATTACTGGCAATAAATAATCTGCGAATTATCTTTACCAGTAATAGTGGTGAATACATAATGTATTCAATACAACTTAATATAGAACTTAATTCCTTCCCCCTAACAAAAGGAATAAGTAATGAAAACAAATACATATATAGATACAAACGGAAATATCGTTGCTACTGGAACAATCTCAATTAACCAAATTGATCTCGTTCTATCTAACGGAACTCGGTTCTTTTCTACTCGTTCCGATAACTACACTCTTGATGTTTTGAAAAACTTAAACATCAACAAAATAGTCAAAGGACTAAAATAAATGGAAAACAAAAAAATGGTTATTGATGATCTAACTTTTGATGAAGTTGGATTGTTATGCACCGCATTAAAAACCACAATAATAAAGATGAAGGAATTAGAAGTTCCTGAGTTCTTTATTGAAACCGCAATCTCTTTGTTTAATCAGGTTGAAGTTATCCTTGATACCAAAGTGGCTGAACAAAAAACTTTTATTGAGTTGATAAACGATCAACTTGATGATGTTGCAATCGCATCAGAGATCATTGAAAAAGACCCTGATGTGGTAATACCTGAATACAAATAAATAAGTTTGTGTTAGTGATTACCATTATTTTTCACTAACACAATTTAATTCCCCAGTAATACAAACTAACAACTAACAGAAACGGAAAACAAAATGACTACAACAAATAACAAATCCTTCTTTGTTCCTTCGCTGGAACAAACTGGGCATTACATTGAACGATCTTTCGGTGGTGGTATTACCGAAACTCAAATGTATGACTATTCACTTGAAAACAAAATGAATGTGTTAATTGAAGGTGATGCTGGAACTGGTAAAACAACTTCCGCTATGGCTTACGCATCAAAACGCAAAATGAACTTCTTTGCAGTTCCTTCTAATAACGCACTCGACTTCACACAATTAACTGGTGGCTTATTCCCTGATAGCAAGGGCGAGTTAAAATGGATTGACGGCGCAATAACAAAGATCGTTCGTGAAGGTGGCGTGTTATTAATTAATGAATTAAATAACGCACCAAAAAATCTTTCACAATATCTAATGAGTTTGTTAGATGATCGCCGATCAATTACATTGATGAGCCACGACAACGAAGTTATCCATGCTCACCCTGATCTATTAGTGGTTGCTGATATGAACCCTAACTATCGTGGAACTCAACTACTTAATGAAGCGTGGAAAGATCGCTTCGCAATTAAGTTAACTTACAACTACGACACAAAGATTGAAAAGCAAATTATTAATTCAGGTTCATTACTGGAACTTGCTAATGGTATGCGTTCAACGCTTCGTGCTAATGATGTTTCTAATTCATCAACCATATTTGAAACCCCAGTATCAACTCGTATCTTAAAAACATTCGAGAAACTTGCTAAGGGTCTTTCTTATGAGTTTGCGAGTGAAGTGTTTGTTAATAACTTTGCTGATGATGAGAAGCCAGCAGTTCGTATGTTGCTAGAAGGTAGCGAATACAACATCAAATCCGATCTCGGATTACTTGAACCAGTTAACGCTTAGTTAGGAATAAATAAATGGAATATCCATTCTTAGATTTAGATACGGCGTTAGCCCAATCTGATCTAAAAAATAAGGAGAAGCAGGAAGCGGAAATTAAACGCCAAAGGATTGAACGATTTACTCAATTTTTTGGCAGAGTTAATTCCGCATTAACACTTCGTAAGGTTGAAGTTAAAGTTGAACATGCAGAGATCAACGCACCTGCTTGGTCAGGTGCTTCTCATGTTTGTTTTAATTCACGATTACTTGGCAATCTAAATACTCCAAAAGAGATTGCTGGTTTGCGTGGTCTTGATCTACATGAAGTTAGCCACATTCTTTACACACCAAGAGAAGGTTCTGAAATCTTTGAATGGTGTAGAGATATGGATTATTTATTTGCTTACAATGCGTTAGATGATCAGCGAATTGAAACTCTATTTACAACTCGCTATCCCTCAACGATTGATTGGTTCACTTCAACAATACTTATTCACTTTGTTGACGACCCACAAGCATTTGAAACTTCTTACGGCTTATTGCGTGGTCGACAATATCTACCAACTGAATTGTTGGCACGATCACGCAACGCATATAAGTTCCAAGATCAATTAGATGAAATCTGCGAAATTGTTGACCAGTATCGTGTATTAGTTTTTCCTGACGATACTGAATTAGCAAAAGATTTAATCAAACGATTTGATGCGTTAATGCCAAAACAAGAAGTTTCCCAAAACGGATTAGCGGATTGGGAAAAAGATTTACTTGGTGAAGGTGGCAAGAAAGTTATGATCTCAATTAAATCTCCATTCGGTCATGGTGATAGACCAAGTGAAGGCATAGAGAGTTCATCAATATCTCGCCCAGTTCCACCAATTCAACAAAAGCGTGATCGTGATAGGGCTAAAACAAAACCTATTAAAGATGATGCTAAATTGGCAGAACAATTAAAATCACAACCAGTAATTGAAATTGATTTAACAGATCAAAATAAAGATACTGGTAATGGTAAAACTGCTGGTAATCAAACTCCTGATGATCAATCTGCTTTATCAGATATGTTAAATAACATATTAGATAATCAACAGATTGCTAACGAGATCAACGACATCATTAGACAAATTGGTGGCTTACCTTCTCTTGCTACTAATAATTCTAAAGAGCCACAAAAATCTCGGTATCATAATCAAACTCCTGATGCTCAAACTTTCCAAGCATCTCTATCTTTTAGTAGAGAGTTAGAAAGATTAAAAGCAACCTTTGACCCTGCTTGGAATAAATATCAATCACAGGGTCGCTTACAGGCGCATAGATATATGCGTGGTGATGATTTAGATACGATCTTTGATCAATGGTCAGAAGGTCAAGATGATGCAACAGAGATCGAGTGCGTAATTCTTTTAGACAATTCAGGTTCAATGGGTGGTCGCAAAGAACAATCTGCTTATCGGGCTATGTATGCAATCAAAAGAGCATTAGATCGCATTAACGCAAACACCACAGTAATTACATTCAATACGCATACAAACATTTTGTATCGTGCTGATGAAAAAGCAACTGGTGTAATTCGTAATGCTGGCTCTCAGGGTGGAACTAATCCAACCGAAGCAATCACTTACGCAACTAAAATACTTGCTGAAACTGAAAAGCCAGTTCGTATTTTCTTTGCTATTACTGACGGAGAATGGGAACACCATTCCGTTAGAGAGAATGATGAAGCAATTAAAAAACTAGGTAATGCTGGTGTATTAACTGCTTTTGCTTATATTGCTGATCAAGATGAATTAATAAAACTTGATCAGGAAAAATCACACTATTGCGAAATTGGTGCGATTGTAAATAATCCCCTTAACTTAATTAGCATGGCTAAATCAATCGTAAAGTATGCAATTAGTCGGCGATTAGTTAACGCTTAACAAATAAATGTGGTGGAACATGGTCGGGGGGCTATGTTCCACCCTTCTAACTAAGGAGAATAAATAAATGAAATCCGCAGAATTAAAAGTAGGAACTAACTATGGCGTAATTCCAGCATGGGATTATTCCTCATCAGATAAGAAAAATCCTGATCGTGTTCAACGCAATCATGTTGCTAACGCAACTCTTGTATCTAGTTCTAAGTATGAATACAAAGTTTATAGATCAGATAAACAAGATGATCATAACTTTGCGCCAGCAAATAAAGGTTCTCGTAATGTTGGTTATTTAGTTTGTTCTGATGATTACAAAACTAACGGACAAGCACAGACAACTATTTTTTGGTTGGCTAGACCACAAGATATTGTTGCTGAATATGCAACTCTTGAACCAAAGTGGGCGCAAAGAGAGCAACAGGAATTACTGGAACGCCAAAAGCAAGAAGCGGAACAAAAAGAGCGTGATCGCAAACAAAAAGAAGCAAGGGAATATCACGAAAGAGTTTCTGCTTCTTTAATTGCATCTCTTAAAACAATTATTGGTGATCGTGCTAACAACATCACAGTTGATCAACGCAATCGCCGAGTTGGAGATAACTACATTGAAGTTTCAGAGATGAGTATTGATCTCAAAACTATGAGCATATTAATCGAGAAAGTTCTTGAAGCGAAAGACTTGGTGGGTTAATGACTACACAAACTAAAGATAGTTTTTATCTTGAACGATTAAAAACTAAGTTCAATAATAAAGACGGCTATTGGAGTGTTGGAGATACCAGCACTTCAATTTGGCAACCACACACTCGCAATAAGTTTGATGTATTAACTGAACAGAAGTTAATTGATATAACTTTTGATGAACAAACTTACAAAAGTTTTCAACTAATAATTGTTGGGTTTAATTATGAGTTCAGATCAGTTTTGGACTTAAATGGAAATACAACTGATAACTATTTGGCTGATAATGAAATTGGTGGATACGCAAATGATGTTAAATCTTTTGTTCACTACGAAGGTATTGCTTACGAAATCGGTGGCGTTGGCGATACACGACAAAACTTAAATTGGTTAGGTGAACTTGCCACGCTTTATATTTATGGTGGTGATACTGACCCCAATAAAGTTATTAAAAAATGCCAAAAGAAATTAGATTTACTTTCACAAATTGTAGATGTGAGAGATGAATTAATTTCTATTTCTAATGAAAGGATTGGTTCATACGATACAAAAAATCCATACAACATTAATGTTGGAGATCAGGTGTTTATTCAAGCGCATGGGCGTTTGCGTAAAGGCAAGATCGTATCTACAACTGGTAGCAGATTTAATGTTGGTTATTTAACTCCGTCAAACCATAGTGATCTTAAATATAAAACACTTAGATTGGATAGTTTGTGGCTACCAAAAAATCCGTAATTAAATTAAAACGAACTAAAGTGTGTATTGGTTGCTTTACTGCTCTACCACTTAATCGGTTTAATAAACACTTAGACGGACAATACAAAGTTAGGGCAAGGTGTAAATCTTGCTTTGCCCTAATGCGTAAAGGTTCATCAACTCGCAAAGCAGAAAAATTAAACTTACTTGCTAAGGGTAGAAGGCGTTGTAGTTATTGTCGCAAGATCAAATCACTATCTTGCTTTCAACCTAAATCACACGCAAGCGGTAATAAAGGCTATGAAGGGGCTTGTAAGCCTTGTGTGTCTATCAGACAAGCGGAAAAACACAGAACTAATCACAAAGAAGTAAGGGAGTTTGTATTTAATTATTTATTACAAAATCCTTGTATTGATTGTGGTGAAAGTAATGTGCTGGCTTTAGAGTTCGATCATTTACATAGTAAAAAGTTTAATATCGGAACTGCACTTGGTAGCAACAAACTTTCTAAATTAATTAAATCAGAAATTAAAAAGTGCGTTGTTAGGTGTTCTAGTTGCCACCGAATTAAAACTCATCAAGAACAAAATAGTTGGAGATACCAACTACATTTGGAAAGGAGTAAATAAATGAGATCAAAAACTTATTATCGAGTTCGAACTGCGGTTCGTATTCTTTTTTGGAGTGCGTTAGCAGTTGGGATTTATTACTTAGCAACACATATTAACTGGGTCGGTGATCACTATTGCTTTGGCACTATTGATCAATGTTATTTAGGTGGTAAGTAAATGGGTTATGTAGAAATTGTTAGACAAGTTCAAGATCACGAATTAGATTTATGTGATCAATGCGGTCAGCAAGGCGTTCGCAATAATGGCAAAACAATTACTGATAACTATTCTCAGGACATTCTTTGGTTTTGCTATAACTGCGTAGAAACACAAAAGAGATTACTTTCTCGCTAACTTAAAATTGTTGGGTAGGCGTTAACACAAGACCTTACTGGGGTTTTGTTTTCATTCCCCACTCCTTTCACTTGTGAAGGGCGGTCAAGACTTTTATTTCCTTAATTTGCTTTGGATAATAAAACGAGCCGTATCTGCGCCTACTCAACTCCTAATAGAATTGGAGTAAGTAATGTTTAATGAAAATGAAAAGAAAAAGATAGTTCACCAAAGAATTGCGTATCAAAAATCTTTATCCGAAGTTGCTCGTATGTTTGGAACTTCAAGAATACAGATTAGAAAGATAGAAACGGAATATCTAAATCAATTAAGGGAGAATAAAAATGGCTGATGATTTACTTGATGAAAGTTTATTTGATGAAGTGTTTAACACCGAGCCTGAATGTAATTGTGAGTGCGGTTGTAAAGTTCCAGTATTAGGTCAATGCGTTGATTGCGGTGATGATACTGGGCATCAAAATAACAATGGATTACCTCAATACGATCACTTGAACGAACTATTTACTACAAAGGAGAGCCAATGAACCAAGAACAAAAAGACTTAATTAAATCTATTAACTTTGCCAATGAGTTTATTAAAATTGTTCGTGGATTTAAGTTAGATCAAGAACGGCAAGATAGTTTGCCACAAGAAGTAAAAGAGTATTTAGCCAACGAACACCTAAACAAATTAATTACAGATCAGGGATTAGAACCTGAAATGTTAGTTTGGGGCTTACTACACATGATTGAAATACTTTTGAAGTTTGCTGATTTACAACCTAATGATTTAGTTGAAATCATGGAGAAGTTTGTTCAAACCCTTACTAATGAAAATGGAGATAAAGATTATGACTAGACCTAAAAGCCAAGTGTCTTTTACTAAAGCAAGAAAAGTAGTAAAACCAGTTGAATTAACCACACCTACTCCACAAGATATTAATGATGCGCCATGCCAAACAGTTGACCCTGAAATCTTTTTTCCTGATCCAACTGATGTAATTGGTATTAAAAAAGCCAAAACTTTTTGTGATAATTGCGATCAAGCAATTAAAACTAAATGTTTATCTTTCGCATTATCTAACAAAGTTAGGTATGGCGTATGGGGTGGACTAACTGAGATTGAACGCCAAAGTTTGCTTCGCAAACAATATAGAAGTGGTATCTACGGAAACTAAAACTACAAAATAAGGAACTAAACCTAATGAAACTAAACAGAAAGTTAAAAAATAAACATGAGCGAATGGCTAACAAATACAGATATAGCAAAGATAACTGGATTAAAAATCGAAACTCTACACAGTTATCTAAATCGCAACACCCTTCCCAAACCCGACAAATACATGGGGAGAACACCAGTTTGGTTAACGACAACCATAAAACAATGGGCATCAGAGAGAGAGTTGGAGATTGAAAATGAATAAAAATCAAGCAATTACTGAAATGTTAAATCTACGCCAGTTGTGGGAGTTAGAACAACAAAATACAGAAGCAGACGGCAATTCAGATTACGCAACTTACAATGGTGCTATTAACGCTATTGATGTTGCTATTAAAATTGTAAAGGAGATCAAGTAATGGGTTTAGATATGTATTTGTATGCTGAAAAATATATGGGTAGCAATACAGATAAAACTGGTTCTTATACTAAGATTAAAAATCTTGCTGGATTAAAAGATTTACCAACTCCTGATTTTTCAAGCATAATCGTTAAATCAATAGTTGGTTATTGGCGCAAAGCAAACTCTATTCATGGCTGGATTGTTGATAAGTGTGGAGAAGGCGTTGATAAGTGCCAAGTAATTTATTTAAGTCATGAAGATTTATTACAATTAAAAAATGATTGTATTAAGGCTTTGGCTAATCCTAATCGTGAATATCAGATAGAAAACCAAAAAGTTTTTTATCAATTATGCGATTACTTAAATAGTTTAGAAACTGAATTAACTCCTGATACTTTTCAAAATCCACTTCCACCAGTTGACGGATTTTTCTTTGGTGGTAGTGATCTGACCGATCATTACTATTACCAACTGGAATACACGATTGATTTAATTACTTCCCTATTAGAGAGCGATCACGATTTGGGATTTAGTTATCAAGCCAGTTGGTAAATCGAACTAACTTTATTTAATTCCAGAAAGTTAGTTCACGCTCAATAACTAACTTGTCTGGTGTTCCACCAAGTTAGTTCCAAGCCTGACCGCCTAATTCCCTATGTAGCCAATAGTTCAGCCCTTAGTCCGATTTGGATTAGGGGCTTATCTTTTGATTAAGAACCTACTCACCAGTAGTATTACTCGCCAGTAGAAGGGTCATTACTCGCCAGTAGGGGGGAAACTTATGGCGTATGTGATTAAGCGCAACGGCAGATTTACAGGCTATTACAGGCTTCAAAATCGCCGTTTATCGGCTGGCACATGGGCTAATGAAACCGAAGCCATGTATCACGCCATACAAGCCGAGAAGCAGGGCTTAAAAGCCCCCTCAAAGGCTAATTTAAGGGTGGTTGATTTTGTAGATCAATGGCTGGCGGTGGCTGATCTAATGCCGATCACAAAGAAGGGCTATAAGTCGGTTTTAACTAGATTTGTAATTCCAGTTATAGGAGATCGAGAACTAACTTCCCTGAAGCCTTCAGACCTAGTTAAGTTAATTGATGATCTCAAACTATCGGGAGTTAGACCTGCCACCTTAAATCAGGTGAAGGCTTCTCTTGGCTCAATGTTTTCAAAGTTGGTTAATGCTGGTCAATTAGAGAGCAATCCGACACATGGAATTAAGATCAAGGTCAATCATGCCAATATATCTAATCTCCTAGACCCTGATGAGTTTAAGGAGATCATTAAGCATTTACCGACACAAGGAACTAAATTATTCGCCCAATTCTTAGTAGCAAGTGGTTGCCGATTTGGTGAAGCAACGGAAGTAAGAGCAAAAGACATTAATTTCAAAACTGGCGAAATCTTTATTCAAAGGCGAGTTAGTGATCTAGGAACAAATTACAACAATGGAACTAGGTTCATGGTGATAGATGCCACCAAGTCAGGGCATAAGAGAAGCCTAGTAATAGGAAAAGCCCTATTACAGCAGTTAAATGCGTATGTCCTAGCAAAAGGCATAGCAAAAGATGATCTGATGTTTCCAAGAACAATACTCTTAACGGAAGGTAAACTTAAAGGTTCACGAAGCGCAAAGCCCTCTCGACCATTCGAGAAAGGCGGAAAACAGTTCCAGCATGGAACTCTTTACTCCTATACACATGGGGGTTGTAGATGCGAAGGGTGTAGGCAAGCAGTAGCAAACTACCGCAAAGCCAAAGCCCAAGCAGAAGCACTAGCAGAAGCAGAGCAGGTAAGAAGCCGAAGCCGTAAGGCAAAGCAGAAGCATCAGCAGAAGCACAAGCAAGGGAGTTTTATCAACAATATGAGCCACATGCCTCGTGATGTATGGAGAACAACTTGGAACAAAGCAATAGCCAAGTCCGCAATCGGCTGGTTGCCTAGAACTCATGATTTACGACATGCAAACGCTACGCAGTTGTTAAAGAACGGCGTAGATGTCCATGAAGTAAAAGAGCGATTAGGACACCAATCGATCAAGACGACAGAGCGGTATTTACACCGCCTTCGTTCACACCAGTCAAAGGCATCTGAAAGTGCCAACGACTATTTGGAGTGATGATGAAAACAAACGCAAGAATAAGAGCCGAGCAGATGCCAAAGGCAATAGCCAAAGCATCAGCAAAAGCCCAAGCAAGACTAAAGGCTTTAATACTTGGTGGGTCAATTTCGACCTTAGCCGTAGCATTTGGAGTAGCAACTACATCAGATGCCATAGCACCAACAAGAGCCGAAGCACTAATAGTTAGCGAAACAACAAACGAAGCAACCTTAAAGAAGTATGAAAATACTCATAAGTTAACCGATCTTGAATTGGTTGAGTTGCTTCATGCCGTAGGCTTTACAGGCACAGACCTGAAAGAAGCATGGGCAGTTGCTAAGAAAGAAAGTAATGGGCGACCCCTCGCTCACAATCCTAATACAAACACAGGTGATAACTCGTGGGGCATGTTTCAAATAAACATGATCGGAGAGTTAGGCAAAGATCGTAGAGAAAAATTTGGTTTAGAAAATAATGCCGAATTGCTCAACCCTGTGGTCAATGCAAAGATCGCTTACTACATGAGTAGAGGCGGTGAAGATTGGAGTTCTTGGCATGGACTTACTCCAAAGACTAAGCAGTTAATGGAACAGTTCCCAGCAAAGAACGCAAAGCAATAGCAGAAGCCATAGCAGAAGCATAAGCAAGCAAAGCAATAGGAGAAGCAATAGGAGAAGCCCCATCAGAGATGGTGGGGCTATCTTAAAACTAACTTACCTGGCAGCCAGGAGAAGTTAGTCAGTTAGTTAGGAGCAATCATGGGAGAACACTCTTTCGTAGATCGTTATATAGAATTAGATAAGCAATACATACAGCATAAGCAAGAACAATATAAACATTACAAAGAACCTGATCTGCCTTACACCGAAAAATTGTTTTGGGATAAATTAATTCATTTAGGTTGGAGAAAAGATTACACAACAACAGAGTGTTTAGTATTAGTTTGCTCTGTTTGTGAAGGAGCCATAACAAAGGTAGTTCTTAAAAATAATGTAAATATTAGACCTTTATTAAATATTGAAGATAAAGTAGAAATTCACAAGACAGCATATTGCAAAGCAACAGCAAAGCAGAGCAAAGCATAAGCAAAAGGCAAAGCAATAGCAGAAGGCTATTGATTATCTTTAATTAGCCTAACTTCGCAGGCATCGGTTGTACAGTAAGCCTCACCAATAGCATCAGCAGCCATACCAGCATAAACTCCTGACAAATCAATTGGAAATAATTTCATAGTTCCTTCTGATTCATATTCTTCAGCAGTGATTTGAGTGTAAGGCATTTGAGGATAGGTAGCATTACCAGAAGGTAAGAAGGATACGGTTTTAAGTTGACCATCATACATATGCAAAGCCGTACCAATAGCCGAGGCTTCGGTCTCAGGATTAAAACTAATAGTCACACTTACAGAGTTGTCTGACCAATACCTTTGTGCAGTTGCAGCAAGAGCCATCTTTTCGTAAATGCTTACGTCTTTTTCAGAACGTCTAGCATTAGATTTGATTGGGAAAAATACAACAGAAGTAGTATTGGGAGATTCACTTGCTGGTTCTACTCTGTAGTTAGCCATCTTAAACAAAGGCAACATTGGATCAGAGTTTGCAAACCGAATAGCACGATTAAAGTACTCTCCGCCTACAGTCCAATGAACGCCAGGTGATTCACCTGCCAAGATGCTAACTGTTCCACTTGGCTTTACGGTAGTCATCTTGATTGACTCACGAATACCAAGCCACTCAGAGTAGGTGGTGTCGTAGGTTTTGATTACTTTATATCCTTCATCCATCCACTGACGGAGTATTGGTAATCCTTTTCTATCTGCAAAGTTAGCCACTCCTGAAACAGAAGTTCCAATGCGCCGATTTCTTTGCATAATAGCGTTTGTTTCTTCCCAGTGTGTAGGGATAAGGGTAACCGTCTTAGCGTATAGATAAGCAAATTTTAGAGTTCTTTTAAAGTCCTCCATATCGTCGTGGCGGTTTAGATAGGTCTCTACTAAGGTACAGCATTCAAAAGATTCGAGAGATTGTTCTGCACAAGGGTTATATCCTGCAATGCGCCAATCCTTATTATTAATTGGATCAATGAGACGACCGTATTGTTTTGAGATATCCATCCAGACAACTCCAGGCTCTCCATTACGAGCAATTCCATCAATAATGTTATCTAAATTGTCCCCAACATTTACTGATACAGAGTTGTTAGACATCCAAGCCCAACCTGGTTTACTTGGGTCGTAAGAGTTTCTTTCTGGAAATTTTTCTGCGTTCTTTAAATTTAAAAAATCTTCATCATCAATTCTGCCAATAAGTAACTCAGCAGACCGCCGAACATTACCAGATACAACACAAACCCCAATAAGGTTCCCAATATCAGCAATATCAATGCGGGTAAGTTTCTCACCAGCACGTTCTTTGAAGATTCCATCGATGTAATTATGTAACTTAATGAGCGGTTCTGGACCTGCTGCTGTTCCACCAAATGTCTTGATGGGTTCGCCTGCCTTGCGAATTTCTGCATAATCGAACCTAGGACGTTTTGAGTCTGATCGTAGGTAAGAGTTAATAAGCGTGGCCGTTGACTCGACCCAGCCTTCTCTGGTATCTGGAATGACATATATTTCCCCCTCTTGCGGTTTGTAAATCGTAAAGTCTTTGTCGGCACCCTTATCGTCGAAACCAACTCCAACACCAAGCATACTAGCCTCCATTAAAAACGCAAAAGGCTTTGCTGGATCGGTCTTAGTCATTGAGCCAGTCGATACAAACGCACAGTTTTGTAAGGCTGCTGAGTTACGTTTTTCATTTACAAGCGGAGTACCCATAACCCAAAGACCCCTACCTGGTGGTGTCCACTTTAAGTTCCACAAACGGTCGAAAGCCTCTTTGGCTGAGGCGGCTGCTTTAGCATCTGACCAAGGTAAGCGGTTTGTTTTAGCGTGGTCTTTTTGTAAAGAATACATACCGTTGATTACTCTCTCACAAACGTCAACCCAAGTTTCTTTAGTACCATCTGCTTTAAGTCGTGAATAGGTCCTAAGAAAAGTTATTTCACCAACGGAATTACCAGCGGCATCTTGATATCCGAAGGGAGCCTTTAAACTCTTATATGGTGTAACAAACTCTTCGGCTAACTTAAAAGAAAACATATCGGTAAACCCCCACTATTTCTGTTTGGATGCAAATACCCCTCGATGGGAATGCGTATTGTGACGGTTCTTAACCTATCACACACTTGTTAACTTGGTAGAGTACTTATGCCTTAGACAAAAGGGTAAAGTCCCCTCCACTGTGTTCCACTACTCTCCACTTACTGTTATCAGATAACTAATCTTCTATTGATTGTTGAATAATTTTTGTTACAGTATCTTCTTTTAAAGCATCAGGTAACTCTCGAAGAGCCTGTGCTCTATCACCAAATATTGCAGAAAGAACGCCACCAGAACTTTGACGCTCTGCGGTAATGCGAACGAACTCTCTGTTTTCTTCTAACTCTTTTAAATTACCAACAAGTTTAAACAGCCGATCAATTTCTTGAGATACATTTGGATCAGCATATCCGCCATTCATCTCTTCTGCAAAACGCATAAAAGCCACTCTCTGGCCTTGCATTTCAATAATTGCGTTCAATAAAGCCTTAAGTTGATCTTTAGTCTTTACTTCAACAGGAAGGTTGAAAGCACAACTGTTGTCAGGCTTGAAAGCAGGACAGTTTGAAGCAACAAAGCAGGTATTGCACTGACGAAGTGACGAATGTTGATTATTAATAATTGGGACATCTTTAAGAACATCTTTTCCCTCTTCATCAGTTTCAACTATTGTCTTCATTTTATATCCAAAGACAGGCAAGTTTTGAACCTCTAAAGGGTCTCTTTGTATCACTTCATTTGCAGAATTTTTCCGCACTTCAACCTCACTGTTATCAGAAGAGGGTAATTCAAATCCCATTAAACCTGTTAACAACTCATCGCTATTATCAGATACTTTCTCCTCTTTACCACCATTGATGATGTGAAAATTTGGGCTTTTCTTATCCATAGACTCCTCTAATCGTTTGTAAGACCATACCGCAACTCTAGTTGCTTCAAGGGTACCATCCTGGACAAACTCCAAATAGTCTAGTCCAGCCTTCTCTACAATGGGCTTGTATCGTGGTCGTGCTTGATCTTTCATTCTCTTTGGATAACGAACTAATTTAGTTCCATCCCAAATAATAGTTTCACCTCTTCGCATAGGTGATAACCAAGACAATGTGCTGGCTGTAGCAAATGGTATCTGTCTTAAGTTATCTGGTTTAGCACATCCAAGGGCGTGATAGACAGTATTAAATTGTTTAGAGTAACTCCGTGTAACTGCTGCTAAGTTAGTTACTGATTCAATTTCAGCATAAGGCACTACTACGTTTTTGTATTTTTCAGAGATATCCTTAAGATTTAACAACCCATATTCCTCATGCCATACTACCCATAGTTTTGGATCATTACTAAAAAATGGACGTTGTTTTTCTACCCAATCTAATCCTAAAGTAAGTGAATCAAATTCTTGAAAAGCCTCTGCTCTATCAGCGTTATTGACTAAAAACTCTTGATAGTCTGCGGCTATCTCTAATAATTCTTCTTTAGATAGACCTGCTTTGTCCGCTTGTGCTGCCCCAGATTCTATATAAACTTTAGTCTCTGGAGTAAAATGTTCGCTAATAAGCCAAAGTTTAGTTTTTGGTAAACCACGTTTTCTAAGACCCCAATAGTTGAGTCCCATTGACTCAACTTTCTGACCTTCTAACAAGGTACGGTTTGAACCAACTTCAGTTCCTGAAAAAATTAATTTAGTCATCCCAAAACTCTAGTTCTTTTGGATTGGCCGCATCCTTTGAACGAGCAACATTTACTCGATTAATAGACTCCTCTATTTGATTCCAAGTACGAACTTTTTTAGGTGCATCAGGTCGTCTTTCTACAGCCAAATATCCTGGATTCATAAACATGATGGCTGGAATACCTTGTTCTTCAAAAACCCAAGCACACATAGACGGGTCAGAATCAACATACATCTCTATTGGAGCACGAGAACGACTCATAACAAATTGTCTCTTTTTTAAGTCTTCGCCTTCTAAATAAAAAGAACGGTCAATTAAATCATCATAATTAATAATTCCGTGAGAATTAAGCCAATGTTCTGCGTCCTCTGTTTTTCTAGAGGTCATAATGGCTACACGATTATTGATGTTTAATGCATAGTAAAGCATTACTCCTGCTCGGATTGGTTCTCCTGTGTCCGAACTAAGTACGCCGTCTAGTGATAGTAATATATTAATTAGTTATCCTTTTGCTCGGTATGTCGCCGCTCTACGAATTAGGGTCTGAGTATCTGGTAAATCAATACCATAAGTTTCATCTGCTTGTTTTGCTTTGTATGCTGACCAGTACTCAGACAGTTGTTTTAGTGCAGGAACTGTTCCATATTTCTTACCAGCCTGCCATCTATAATTATAAAAATCTTCATAACCTTTACCATCTGGTCTAAAAGCGTATCGACGAGAATGGTGGATATCTTCAAAAAGAGCCGAACCTTGCATTAAAGCGGTTTGTAAACCAAACTCAGCGTTACGACGAGATGCTGGGTTTTTTGCATTTTGTAAATCTGTTAAATACTTTGAATAACGCATAACAATTTCTGAGGCTTTGGAAGTATCTTTTTGAATGGCTGATTCCCACGCTAAATTTTGTGTAGCACCCTGTTGCTTAGGAAACACTGTCCACTCATTGTGGTTAAGGTCGTATGCAGCATAAGGATTAATTGTTCTAATATCTGTGGCTCCAGGATTAACGTAAAAAGTTACTTCAAATCCATTCCAGTTAGTCATTTCAGGCTGTAGGTTTTCTCTAAAATCTTCATTTAACATTTTGCTAATCTCAATATCTGATAATCCCATATACTCTGGATGGGCTTTTCTAAATGAAAAATAATCAACCCCAATGAGGATATCTAAATCTCCTGGTTCACGATCTGCTGACCATTGGAAAGATACCGCTGAACCTGCAATCCAAACTCTTGTCCACAAATCTGCATGGCGATAAGCGTCATCTAAAAATCCATACAATTTTTGAAGAATACCGTTACGAACCCAACCCTTTAAAGTTGTGTTTACAAATAACTGCGGGTCTAACTCTTCTTCAGGATCAGAAAAATAAGAAGTAGGGGCAGCCTGTAATTGAACAGGACTTACAAAGCCAGTTAAATCACTCATAGACATAGTCTATGGCTCTTTAGGCTTGTGGGGTGTCTATGCCTCTATCACTTAGTGCATTTATCAATTTTTCCTTGAATTCTGCAACATTGTCCTTTGGTTGCAGACTTGCCAATACAGTACGTGCAACTCGATCTGCAAGTAATTGGCTTTCAATATCGGAGACTAACTCTCTGCTTGTTTGATATATATCAAAAGTAGTTGCTCTTCTTTGAATTACTTCGCTAGGTTCAAGCACCTCGGTAAACACAGTTCCATCTAATCTAATACCTACAGTATAGGCTGCTTGGATCATCTCATTATCAGACATTATTATATTCCCATCAACTTTCTTTTTCGTTGTGCTACGGATATTGCTACAGGACAAAAGTCGCACAAATAAGTTTTTGGACCTGCGGATTCTTCATACTTCTCCATACCCTCTGCTCTGCGTTCCTTTATTGTTTTCGGCACCAACATCTTGTCTTTAATATGCCAATCTGAACAGCCATCCTTCGGTTTGTTGTGTTGCCTATAGCAAGTCATTGCATCTTCCATAAAGGTAGATCGTGATTCGTAGAAAGTATCATCCACCTCTGCAATACCAGCAGAACCTCCGCCTTTTATTTGTCTAATAATTTCTTTTTTTGACTCTGTCTTAGCCCATGCTTTTAATGGCAATACAAATAGTTTTCCTTTATGCGGTTCTCCAGAGGGAAAGACATGCTGTTCACAGGCAATTTCTAATAGGTGATCTTGCTCAGGCGCACCATCATAAGGTGGTAACTCTTCTAATGTTTGACAGACAAGACAGTACAACAACCTAAACTGTGGTTCATTATCTTGTTTTTTCTGTCCAAGAATTGGTACATTACTCATAGTGCTCCTTGTGGTAGTCCGTTTATCCTATACTATTTAAGCGGCTAAGGCTATTTTACGATGACCTTGATTGTGGTCTAACCTATCTGTTCTTTTAATTGAATATCCACAACAAGATTTACCCTTGTTTACATTTGACTTTGGGCGTTTCTTACTTGCTTTACCACACTTACGGGCGTCATTACGACCCCCACCACTCTTACTTCTCGCCAAGAGGTAGGCCGTAGTCTGGGTTCTTTGCGTTATCGTGTCCGCTTTGGAAGTGGGTGTTCAATGCACGTTTAACGATGGTTTGATGTTTGGAAGTAGTTCGAGAATATTTTGTTGTAGATTGTTGCCAACCCGCATCTCCGTGCCATGCAATAGGTGTTCCGTAAGAACGTACTGTATATGTTGGATTTGATTTGCGGTATTCACGAGTTTCATCATCTGACATATAGCCAGGGCCAGTGGTACCTTCTACACCAGATAGTGCTGATGCTTGAAAAGGTTCTTTGCTTGAAATAAAATCAGGAGCCTTTGCTAAATTTGTTTTTGCTACTCTTGCCATAATTAATCCTGAAACTGATCTGTGTTTAACCACGCATGTAGGTGATGTGCTTCAACAATTGCAGATGCGGGTGCTGCTTTCTTGCCTTTATACAGAATACCTTCTGGAAGTTTAATATTTGAATTATTCTTGCCTTTGTTTACTGCAGAGATAGCACGTTTTGATGGTCCAAGCATTGATGCTGGAACTGGTGGATAATGGTTTCCTTGCAAATGTGCAAGCAATCCCATATCTTTATTCTTGCCTTTCATTGAGGCATATTCTGCTGCATGCATACTTCCCATAATTAATCCTTAATCTCTAAAAGATTGACGTTGAGTTTTTTGCATTCCTTGCAACATTCTACCTGCTCTACCTTTACCCGCTACACTGGCTCTTGTTGCTTCCGTTGAACCTGTAGTAACTTTATGAGTCCCACTTTTTTCAATCATTGCTTTAGCGTGTGCTGCACTTGTTGCTGCAAAAGGAGTTACAGAGCCAGACCAACCACCATCTTTTTGTTCAACTGTGTGAGTGAATTGTTTTGGCTGAAGATTATACATTTACTTACCTGGGTTTACCTTTGCTGGGTACTCAGAGGTTGCAAAACCATAACCATAAAATGGATGAAGTGATTGACGATTGGCTTCAGTACCAGATGACTCTGGACCTACTTCAGTATCAGGACGTACCTTGCGATACTTTCCATCTGTTGCACCATCATCAAGTGACTTGTTCATTGAGCGAGATGAATTAACGGCCATTATTTCTTCTTCCTATTTGCCTCAATAACGGCTTCCACCGCTTGAGTTGATTGAGCATACTGTTCTTTGCGAGATGCAGGATACTCTCCTGTTGAAGAAGATATTAATCCACCTGTATCTCTGACTAAATTATGCACCCTTTGGCGCTCTTTAGCACTCTGAATGCGGGTCTTTCTGCGGTCGTTAAACATCATGACATTTTTTCCTTTATTCTTTTAGCGTTTTTTGCTGTTGTGCAAGACAAGCAGTGTCCTCTATTAGATAGAAATTCAACAGGATTCATAACGACACCGCAAGTCGGACAAGGTGATGAGCCATTATACATAGTGGCGTTAGAAGCAATTAATCCTGCTTGTAACTCCATCGTCAACATACCGTCGCCATCATTCATTAGAATCCTCTTTCATCTGCACAGCCATTACACATACGCCCACCAGGCATGTAATCACTTGCGCCTTTTTTACCACAAGCGTCGCATTTCCATTTTGGATTTTCTCCTTTAAAAATGGTCGCTTTATTAACTAAACTCATGTATGAACCAGGAACACGTTTTGGATCATTACCACGATCAGGAACTATGTTTGCCATCATTAATACCTTTCTGGATCCCATTCACCAATTCGTTTTTGATATCCGTAAAAAGGATCTTTTGCTCCTGGCTTTCTAACCTTTAACATCTCTTCATACTGAATTGGGCTAACTCTTTTTTTACGTTTTACGTTATTTACCTCTTCAAGATAAGACATCTTGCGCTTTGGATCTTCACCACGATCAGGAACTATAGTTGGCATTAGTTACTCCCTAGTGCGTTTCGTTCGGCTGCTTGATAACCAGCAACACCGCCAGAGAACCAGGATACTCTTGGTTCAGAGTAATTTCTATCAATAGTTACAATGTCATCAATACCAGGTTGGCTGCGATCTCCATAGCCATAACGTTCTGGAAACAATTGAATCTGAGGTAGTGGTGGTCTAACCATTTCTTGAATATCTTTTCCAGGTATGTTCATTACCATAAGAGCCTGTTGTGTAAGACGTTCTTGATTGGATGCCCATGGTCCTAGATAAGAGTACCTCTTGGCTACCTTGTCAGGTTGGACAGGTGCTCGCCACGGTTTGGTATAGTCGTAAACGCCATCAAACTTCTGTGTCATCCTATTGCTCCTCTATGAGTTACCCAGGATGTTGCTTGTACTTTATTTGGTACATCAACACCTAACTCTCCAGCAGCATGTTGATACGCATGAACGAAGTGCTTGTATCTACCCATTGAACTTAAGCCTAGATCTTGAGACATAGTTCCTGTCTGGCGTGGAACTTTTAACTCCTCTAAATTCTTTGGTTTTCCTGTTCCAGCAAAAGGTCTACCCATTGCAATGTCGTATGCATGACGATCAATTGTCACAGGCTCTTTATTACTTGGATCATTAATGTTTTTGAAGAAACTAGTTACTTTGTTTCCACCTAGTACTTTTTCTGGCTCTTCACCAGCGTGAATTCTTTGGGCTTTTGCAACGTTTGCTGGAAGGAGGGCGCTCTTAACATCGCCAGTCTTTACTAATTCTTTTGCTTCTCTAACATTTCTATCCCAATCACTTAATGGGGATAATGCCGCAATAATTCCTGCGCCACGTTTTGTGTCTCCTCCACCAAGTTTTGTTGCTTCTTCGTGTGCCTTTTCATACCATTGATGTCCGCCTTCAACAAAGGCTGGGGATGCTTCACGATACTTTTTAATAACATTTTCTACATGATCTTTAAATTGTGCTTGGGCAATATTTTGATCCCAACGACCGTGAGGGTTAACTCCAAAGTAGGCCATTTTATGCCCACGCAGGTCTTAGATAGGCAAGCATTGCTTGACGTCTTGCATTAATTTCCCCAGGCTGATCTGCAACGGTGTTTGCTTTTCCATCATTTACTAAATGAGGAGCAGGGGTTAATTGTGTCTGTGGTGCACTTCTTTCTGACATATAGACAACTGCGCCATTTATATTTACTAACTTTGCTTTCATTTGGCGTTCAATGCCTGTCATTGGATGTATTTGTTCTGGCCAATAATACATAGAAGGTTCAATGCGCTCACCCTTGTGAACACCTCGTTGATAAGCCTTCTGATTTACACGATTCTTAATAGAGTCTAATAGACGATCATCTCTTCGAGATCGCATTGTTCCAAGATAACCATCTGGATACTCTGCAGAAGGAATACGACCCATGCCCATGCGGGATTCATCAATTGCACTACGTGCTATAGGAGTTCCTGCACCACCTTGATTGTTATAACCGTAAAGACCTCCACCACCAAGAGATTGCCAGTTTTGTGATGCTGAAAGATTATTAACTCCACCAGCCATTACACACCTCTATCTCTGCGGTTTTTTGCAATAGTTGCATAAACCTCATTTACTGAAATTTTTTTACCCTTATATGTAGAGCCACGACTTATCTGAGATTGTTCTGCAAATTCTTGAGCCTTTGGTTTTGGTTCCATTCTTTCATACTCTGCTGTTCGATGAGCACTTGCTACAAATTCTGGATTAGATTCAACACCAGGAACTTTGCGACCAAAATAAACATTTCCACCCTGTGGGCGCCTTACATCTGTTCCACCTAAATCATATCCAGCAATTTGTTTATTTTTTACACCAGCCGTACGTGCTTCTGGAAGAGTACTGTGTTTAACACTTATATCTGCAAATATTTTTCCACCAGTTTTCCAGGCACCTTGATAAACATCGCCTGTTGTTTTTGTTTTATTTTCTTCTTTAAAACTTTTTGCTTGTTCTGCAGTATATGGTGCGTCAGTAATCTTTTCAGCACCAGGAATTGAAACCATAACTCCAGGACTTTTAGGAGATTCACCAGTCTTAAAACTTCTACTGGCTCCACCTTCGTTGGCTAAATTAGCAAATTGTTCATTACTAAGCATTTGGGTTTCTACCACCAGAGTTAGGTGTGACTGATGTATTTGTAGAAGTATCGTCCCAATTAAATGTTGTGCCCATTGTTTTTTTAGATAAAGATAAAGGTTTACCGCCACCAAGACTTCTATTTTTCCATGCAGTTGCTTGAGCAGCAGATCCTGCTGTAGAAGAACTAAATGATAACGGCGTGTCTACATCTGGTGTTTGTGGCACCATTGAATTACTACCGCCGAATTGTGAATTCGACAATGGCATTTTAGTAGGCGTCGCCCATTCCACCTTGGAAGTTAGGATTTTGACGTCCTGAAACCGAAGGAATGGTTCTTGCGTTAGTCATTGTTGATCCTGAACAAGGGTCAATACAAGGCATTGTTGTAGTAATTCTATGTGCAGCACCTTTGCGCTCAGACGCTGCTGAATCTGCTACAAGTACATTTTTTCTATTTGCTTTTGTACCGTACATTGGTTCTGCTGCTTGAGTGTTTTTCTTTGGCATCAATGTACCAACAGAAGGTGTACCACTTACATTAGTAAATGTTGCATTTGCACCAGATGGGGTGTATTGATCTGGGCTCATATCTTTTTTCATTTTAGTACCTGCTGACTCTAGATGGTTTGAAGGTGCGCCCATGCGACGTCGCATTGCGTGACCCATATCTGTCCAATTTGCCATGGTGACTCCTTAGTGTATGTCTAAGGATAGAACTAAATTAACTTGCTGTAATGGCGAATACAATGGCGGAAATTTCTCCATCACGGGATTCAATAGTGGTAAATCCTGGTTTGCAGGTTAAATCTAAACCTCTAGGGGCTACATAGCCACGAGATATAGCAATTGCTTTAACTGCTTGATTTACTGCTCCCGCACCTACGGCACGTAATTTTACTTCGTGTTTTTCGTAAATAACATGAGCAATTGCTGATGCCACACTTTGAGGATTTGAACTTGCACTAACTCTTAAAAACGGTTCGTCAGTAGAAATAGGAATTTCAGGTGAAGTTGTCATGTCTAGTAGTCCTTTGAGTCGAATTTATGTACCGCTCCTAGAATATAGGGTAAGGCTAAAGTCTTGGGGCGTCTCTGTATTTAGGATCTTTCATTTGTTCGGCAACTGCCTTCTCGACCTCATTATAGAAGTTTTTTCCTAAGAGCCTTGCAAGAGCGTAAGAATCTGCGGCATTGTCATCATTAAATTCTATACCCCATCTCTTGTATATCTGTAGCAACATCTCTTGTTTTTTTGCATTGCCTTTTCCTGCAGCAAATTTCTTTAAAGTCATAGGTGGAACTTTTAAAGGATATTTTCTTAAATCACCCTCTTCAAAGTAATCAAAAATAGTTAATCTAACAGTGGCTGACAACTCCCCCAATACAAGGGCTGCATGGCTGGCAAGAACAGTGCCCTCCATTGCTATGTCTAAAATTGTATTGTTATTTTCTTCAAGGTAATCTAAATGGTCTACTAACCATTGTCTAATATCAGCAAGTCTTTCAATTCCAAAGTAAGGAGATTTATAAACCCATGTAATATATTTTGTTGGATCATCAAATTGAAGTGCGGTTAATGCAAAGCCAGTAAGTGATTGATCTATTCCTATTGTTACGTTGCAGTCTTTAGGTAAATTACCATCAATCGCTTTGGTTGGCACGGCGTTCTCTTTCATCTATGACCATTTGCACAGTCCCTAGATAACCCGCCCCGTCAACTAGGTTGTCTCTCTTTTGTTGGTGAATTTCACGGCAAATTTTTACCCAAGCCATTGCTAATCCAACCTGCTCTTCTGTTACATCTGTACCAAAAATTACTTCCCAACCTTTAGCAATACGATTAAAATTATCTAATGGATGATCATAAGATTTGTTACGATCTCCTGTAATTAATCTTTGAGCCTCTTCAAGTATTGTTTCTTTATCCAAGTTCAAAGTATGCTCCTTTTATTAAATAATTACTTGCTGGTTTTGTTAAAGATAACAAATAATCATATGTCTCTTTAAATGAGTTACGTTTGTTTAGTGACCACCAAGCAGAAAGTGCTGCAGTTGAATTGGATGTTCCAACAGATGTCTTAGTAGAGTTATCTAACATGCGAGAAGTGTAGTTGTCTGGAATGTAGATGTCTACTTTTCCTTTTGCGTTACTGTATGTTTGAATAGTTCCTCCAGAGGTAACTGCTCCAACAGAGACTACTTCTTTCCAACATGCTGGAGTAAAAACTTGTTTTGTATTGCCATCATTTCCAGCAGCAGCAATTACAGGAACATTTACTTTCTTTAAAAGACTTACTTGTTTTTTAAATGTGGTTGACACATTGCAAGTTTTAAAAGTATTGCCTTGAGAAAGACTTACAACAGAGATGTTGTATTTCTTTTGATTTTTTGTTATCCAAACCAATGCATTATCAATATCCTCTGTGTAATAATCTGCGGGTTTTCCTTTTGGATCTATGCCGACAATTCTAATTAAAATAACTTTTGCTTTAGGATTAACTTGAGTAATTATAGAAAGCATTCGAGTGCCGTGATTTAAGATTTTACTATTAGAAACTGGGATGTTGGCAGCCCCTTCACCTTCCATAAATTTTTTGCCATTCGGACAAGTAAATTCAGAAACAATACAAACCTCATGTACAACATTGTCTTTAAATAACTCTGTACTTGTTCCAGAATCTATAACTGCTACAGATTCTAAAGAATCTGCCTGTACTGGTACTACCTGTAAGCCAAGTAGTACCAGCGCAAGGACTAAGGATTTTTTAGTCAATTAACCAGCCATTAAGTAAGGTATAAAATCTATTTAAATATTGTTGAATTATTCGTAACTTATTTTCAATAGATGCTTGAATTTGAGACCGTGTTTTTGGTGTGTCAAATAAAGCCATTTCTGTAGAGGTAACATACTCAGTGGTAACTTCACCTGCAGAACTAGTAACAGTTCTAGTCTCTCCTGTTTGTTGAATTGCAGAAAGTGTTGCTCCTGTACTTGAATTAACTAAAGGAGTAAATTGCATTTGATTATTTACAACAGAATTTGGTCCAAATGTTTTTACTTCAGATTGGATAGTTGCAGATAGAGTAACGTTATCAATGGTCTCACTTCTAGTTACAGGCTCTGGTGTACTTTCTGAACCTTGAGTAAATACTTGTGCTTGAGAATCATACTTAACTGGATTTTCTGGTGTACCAAGATATCCTCCCAGGCTTTTTCCAGTTTCTGTATGCACTGGAACTTGAAGTACTAGTTGTTGACCAGCCCAAGGTGTATCGCTTGGCATTACGCCGCCCCAAGAACCATTGGGTCCACATACTGCAGGCCCACAGACAATAGTGTTTGTTACAACTCCAGCAGAATTAACAACAGCATAAGTTGCTTGATTTTCATCTGCATGTGCAGAGATTGTTGACACACCAGTTAATAAAAGTGTGACTAATAAGATATTGATTGTTTTTTTCATGTTATAAATGTATCCCTCCGTCCCATTCGGGACTCGTTTGTTCTCCGTGTTATTTCCCTCGAAACTAAAGTGATGTCCCGTTCTTGATTTGAGAGCATCATCTCTAAGATCTTGCGATAAGCATACCGTTCCTCATAGGTATCTCCTAATTGGATAATCTCTGGATCGGTAGCAATCTGAGCCTTGGCTAAACTTACGGTTGAGCCTTTTGAGGCTGCTCCCATTTTGAGTATGAGCAGTTTGTTCTCAGCCATGTCTAAGGCTCTCTGAGCCTCACGCTCACTAAGTTGAGCCTGAACTAACTGCGAAGCAAAGTAATCGGCCCAACCAGTAAGAGTAGTAAACATTATGGCTAAGTCTTCACTGCTTAACTCTGTAATGTCAGGTGGTAATACTGCTTGTTCGTACTGTGGCTTTGGTAGGGCAAGACCCCTCTTCATTAATACTTCTATCTCACTCATTACTTTCCAATCAAAGAGCAGTACTTACAGCCAGCAGGATCGACATTACAGGCAGGTGAAACACCTGCATCAACTGCATCTATAACTTTCTGTGCAGCATTAAAGATTCTTTCTACTACGTAGTAGTCAGATTTAATTGTGAACTCTTTATAATCTTGGTCTGCTTTTAATTCATAAATAAAAACAATTTCATTGGGAGCATCATCGCCAAATTGTCTTTTGGCTAACTCTAAGTACATCTGTCCTTGAAGTAAGTGAGTTCTAAATGGACGGCGAATGTTTTTCCAAGCCTTTGTTAAGTCACCGTCTGCATCATAGAGTAACTCTGGCGCTTCAAACCTAAATGTTCCTGCCCCAATAGATTTGATTTCAATTAAACAATCATCTCCAATACCTTTGACCCAACCATCTGCATGACCATGAATACGAAGGGGTTCATAAACTAAAGGAACCTCTTTGTACTCAAAGACTGATGGGCCATTATTTACCTCAGAACTAACTCCCCACTCAGATCTATCATCTGTTTCACAGTACCAGTTTCCATACAAGACACCCATATCTGCTAATCGATTTTGCCATTTAGCATGGATGAAATGTCCTTCATCAAAAATGTTCTGAAGGCGAAGATTAGGTTTTTCTTTTTTAGCCTTACCACCATTTAATAGATAATAAGCATACTTGTGACACCAGTCGGCTTTAATAATTTCAGAAGGATGAAGTACGTCCGTCCTTCTATCTGACTCTGGCTGTCTCATTAGGTGACGTTCTATGTCTCCTATTAATCTAGTATCAGCCTTTTTAGTATCAAGGAACTTCTGTAAGTCTGTCTTAGGTGTTGCCATTAGTATTCCTTGTCTGTACTGAAAATAAATTCTCTTAGGGACATTTTCTTTTTGTATTTCTTTTGCCACTTTCTCATTAAAGCATTACGTTCTCTGTGGCTTAACCCACCCCAGATTCCGTGTGGCTCATCTCTTTTAACGGCATCCCACAAACATTGGGCACGTACTGGACAATGATTTTTTCCTGTCTCACCAAAACAAAATGCTTTGGCCTGATCAGCAATGTCCTTGTACTGCTCTTTATCACGAGGAGGGTAGAAGATGTCGGTGTCTTGTCCCGAACATCTTGCTTCGTATCTCCAGGCATACTCTGGTTCATCCATGTGTTAGGCATCCTTGACTTTCTCTAGCATTTCTATGAAGTCGTCTTCAAGGAGAACCACGTAATTCTCCCCATCTAAATGGATACCAAGTACTGGCATTCTTCCATCTAAAATTGCCTCTCTTACTATTTTTTTTAAGACCGTAGACTTTATCGTAGTCTGTTTTTTACCAGTCCACTTATGTTCAATCAGCAGGTCGGCTGATCTTACATCGCCTTTACGTGACCAAAACGCACCAGAAGCAGCATTACGAGAACCGTTAATTTTTTTAGCGAGTCTCTTCTCATGCTTCTGAGATTGTTTTTGTCCTTCAGTCTTCAAGTTCTATTTTGCCACTCTCGTAGCCCTCCAGCAAACGAGGAACAATATAGAACATTGTTTCACGCCAAAAACAAGGAGAACAACCACAAAATGGTTCTCCTGAAAGCGTTTCTAAAATTTCATTTTCGTCACCTTCCCACACGGCTTCAAAAAGCATGTCTGTATAAGTTTCTACACCTTTTTCTAAATCATGCGCCCATGCTTCATCGTTTACTATAAATTTTTTACTTTCAATCATTGTCAGAACCTCCAGCCATCGGTACATCGGAGAAACTAAGTACAACCTTTTGTAGTTCTTCCTTGAGATCAATTTCGCCACGGATACTATCAATGACTGGTTCAATTCCCTGCCATTTTCTTTCTCCATAGTAATACCACCCACCTTTACGATCTATTATTCCTTTTACAACTGCTAGTGCTGCAATTTCTTTTGCAAAATCATATTCTCCTGGCAAACAATGGCCTCCATCTGCAAAATAAAAATCAAAATAAGCAACTCTTTGTGGAGGTGCTGTTTTATTTTTTAATGTTCTAATTTTAATTCTTTGTCCAATACGAACCTTATTACCGCTAGGTCCAACCTCAATCCATTCGTCTCTGCGGATCTCACATCTTGTAAAGAAGGCATAATTTTTTCCTTCTCCTCCTGGAGTTGTTCTTGGGTCGCCATGCATTACGCCAATCTTCATTCGATATTGGTTAATTATTAATCCTAAAACAGGACGTTCATCTTCTACAAGACTTCTTTTAATTGCAGAACCAACAACTCGAAAAAACTTATTGGTAAGTAATGCACCTCTACCAACAGTCATTTCATTCATATCTTTTTCCATTTCAGGAGCGGGAGATAGAGCAGGCAAAGAATCAATAACAATTGCATCTACTGATTTTGATTCAGCAAATTCAATTACAGCCTGATACGCCTCTTCCATAATATTTGTTTCAATAACAATTACCCTAGAAGTGTCTACCCCACACATTTCTGCATAGTCAGGGACCCATTGTTCTGCGGCTACCCACACTGTTGTGTGTTCTGGGTTTAACTTTTGATTTGCTGCAATAGTTTTTAAAGCAACTGCAGTTTTTCCGTGAGAAGGTTCTCCTATTAATTCATTCCATTGATTTCCAGGAAATCCCCCTCCAAGAACATAGTCTAAGGTAGTTGAACCAGACGTAATTCTAGGAACCAAATCACTACGAATATCGGAAGCAATTACTACAACATTATTACCAAACTTTTTATTTAATTGAGCAACAATCTTTTTGGCTTCGTCATTCATTACTCTATTCTCCCAATGATTCCTTGTGGATTCCAATTACTTTGCGTGTCATTACCTATAGAAGATTTTATATTTCCTTCTACTTTTGCACCAGTTAATGATCCAAATTTACTTCCTGATTGTTGTAAAGGATACCCACAGTCGTAGCATCTTGGAGCAGCGTTTTGAACAGCCATATAATTACTACTATTGCAGTCAGGACATAACTGAGTTTGACCTGTGCTTCCAATACGAATGCTTGGTTGTTGAGGTTGTGGTGGAACATAAGGTGTCATAGGTTGTTGTGATGGTGGCATTGGAATATCTGCAGGGCGTGCAACTGGTGCAGCAGGTTGCACACCTAATTGTTTAGACCACCAGTCTGCGTTGCTCATTTTGCTTCTCCCCATTTGTCTACTATTTTTACATCGGCAATTAGTGGAACAATAATTGCTGGGATGTGTACGCCTTCCATTGATTCTCTAACTGCTTCGGCAACCGATTCTGCTAGATCTTCACGAGCAACTGTAACAAGTTCATCATGCACAGTCAAAATTACATTGGCATCAGGTTCTGTTACTAAACAAGAGTGGGCTCTAATAATTGCTAACTTCATTAAATCTGCTGCAGATCCTTGAATTACTGTGTTAAATGCTTGTCTTTCAGCCCTTGCTCTTAAACCTATTTCTTTACTTTTTAAGTCTGGCAAGTATCTTCTGCGTCCATATACAGTGGGAACATATGGGACTGGACTTTTTGCCAAGGCTTGTCTAATAATTTTGGCTTTATATTTTGATATATCGTGAAACTTTTCTGTAAATCTATTTAATAAATTTTTTGCATCAGTAACTGTACAGCCAATACTTGCTGCAATTTTTTCTGGGCCAACACCGTAAGCAATAGAAAGAACAAGAACCTTTCCCGCTTTACGATCTACTCCCATTGTATTGCCAATTGTTGTGTAAATATCTTCTCCATCTAAATAGTTTTTTACCATAATTGGATCTTTAGAAAAAGAAGCAATGATTCTAGGTTCAATCTGAGAGTAATCAGCAACTATTAATTTATATCCAGGAGGTGCAACAAATAGGTTTCTAATTAACTTTCCATACTCTCCTGCACTAGGTATGTTTTGTAAGTTTGGATCGCTGCTGGAGAATCTGCCAGTTTCTGCTCCGTGGGCTTTAAAATTAGTATGAACTCTGCCATTAATTAACAAACTTTTTTTATCAAAAACTTTTTCTTTACCCATTGTAGTTCTTGTAACTTCTCCACCTAAATATGGCATAACGTAAGTTGTCATTAATTTATTTAAATCTTGATACTCAAGAATTGCATCGACTAACTCATCCTTAGACCTATAAAATTCAAGAGCATCTGATGAAACAGAGTAATGATAGATAGTTAAGTTACTTGCATCAGTTGCTGCAACGGCTTGTCCTCTTGCAGTAAGGGCTACCCGTACACGTAAATTTGGTTTAATGCCACGACCTTCTGGTTTGGAAGAGAACAACAATTCTTGTTTTTCTTTTACCGAATTCATAGCAAAAGGTTTTCCAGTTAATTTCCAAGCCTTAGCCTTTGCTAAATCAATGTCTTTTTCAAGACTTGCTTTTAAAGAAGTAAGTTCTTTTACATCAATTGTTGCACCAGTTAATTCCATATCACATAACGCTGGAATTAATCCCATTTCTAAATCCCATACATCTTTTAATCCGTTTTGTAATTTTGGAAAAAAAGTTTTATATAAATTCCAAGTTACTTCTGCATCTATGCCTGCATATTTAGCCACGACAGAAAAAGCGTGAGCCTCAACTTCTGCACCTACGCCTTTTTCTACTTTTAAACTTAACTCTCTTTCAGCACAAGCAGCAAGATTTAAGGCTATTCTATTTCTATTGTCAATGATAAACGCTGCCATTAGAGTATCAAAAAATGGTTTTGAAGGAACGACACCACGATAATATTTAGCAATTGATTTTAAATCAAATTTAATGTTATGTCCTATTTTTAGTTTGTCACTAAAAAACAATGGTTTTAATGCTTGAAACACTTCACCAGGTAATAACTGTTCTGGTGGTAAATCAAATACTGGTTTCCATTTTGCTTGGTTTTTAGAATAGTCGGCATCTGTTAAAGGTTTACCAGCAACTGCCTTGCGTTGACCACTTAACAAAATTTCTTTATCCCAACTTAAAAATTCCCCATTAGGATGACCCATGGGAATTACATCTGTTCTTCCTTCTGTTGCTAAAGAAATCCACAATACGTCGTTTACCACAGGTTGAATTCTGTTTTCTCCAACTGTTTCTACATCAAATGCAAATGCATTTACTGATGAGTAATACTCGACCAGATCTCTTAGTTGTTCTTTAGTTGTAATAATGTTCATTATTTTCCCTCACTAATAAGTTAAGTGGTGGAGCCTGAAAACGGAAATAAACAGGCTCCGCCACATTGGAATCTTGGTTAAACCAAGGAACGAGCAATCTTAAGCATTTCGGAGCGAGGGGTCTCTCGAATTACTTCGGCTGTATACGGAACAGCCCGTGCTACTAGTTCTTGAACCTCATCGAGGTTCAACTTCCATTCCTCCGCTAGGTCACGACCACGAACAAACTCCATAGTGTAGTTTGTTGTAGGCCCTGTACCCATCCGAGAAATTTCCCAGAACTCTTTTGACAGAGGTCCTTTGCGCTCATCTTCATGAGACTTTTTAATTAGTCTTGCAAGTGTTGGAGGTGCTGTAAGAATCTGCACACCTTGTGCTTCGCCAGTTAGTACAAGCACATTAAATGCAAAACGTGAACGTGGTTTACTTCCAAGGATGTCAGTAAACGGATCATTTTCTGCTAAAGCAACAAAAGATTTTTTGCCTGTTGGCCGTTCAATCCAATGCTGCTCGTAGACACGGAAGGGTCCATCCTCTAAGAATTTAATTAATTGTGGTTGTTCAGAAAAACGAAACTCTGTTGGAAACTCTGAGGAATTCTCAGTTAAGAGAGCCTCTGCTGCTTCCCAACCTTGTTGAACTGTAGTACCAATCTTTGGTTCTGCAGTTTCGCTGTCTTCATCTAAATAATTTGCAGGATTTTCTGCAACATCATTTGTTGGTTTGGTTATTGGCATTTGTTTCTTCTTTCGGTAATGAGGCACGGAGGATGTTGTATCACTGTACAAACTTAATCACTACTGGCTCTCTAGGTTTGTGATTTCCTTCCAACGACTTATTAAAGCCTCTGTTAGGTCATCTTGGTTAGACCACTCTACACGAGCAGACCCTAGTAATCCACGTTTTGAAAACTCTTCAATAGCGGACTCAATTAATGGTCTGGTGTACACCCTATTTCCTCCAATTTTTTCTCCCTTTAGAGTTTTAGACCGAAGTCTATAAGGTGCTCTAGGTATGTAGCCTTTTCTTTCCCATAAGCGAACAGTAACAATTGTTTTTTCTAACGCTAGTGCTAATGCACTAATAGTAAAAACCTCTGTTTCTTTTCCACTTAATGTTTTAATGATCGGATTTGCATCCCAACCATTACTCTCCCCGTTTTTACGGCGAGAAACTTTTGGATCTTCTTCACGGCGTTTTCTTTTAGAACCTGGAATGTATTCTAAATCAGCAAACGCTTCTAAAATTTCATCGTCTCCACGTAATCCAGCCATAATTATCTCTTATTTAAAATCAAAGCCCATACAATTTTTTGTGGATACATTAAGTCAACCTCTTCTTCAGTTAACTTTCCCTCATACAATGCGGCCATTAAAGCATCCTCATCAATAATCTGAATAGTTTTATACAACTCAGTTTCAAGACCTTTAGACACAATTAAATTATCAGCCATTTGTGGATCAATTTTACGAGACACTCTTCTTTGTTTTTGTAACATGGTTACGCCGTCTATTTCATTTGGAAGTTCTACAAAAATATTTCCATTGCCATCGACTTCACCCTTGGTGTCTACAACTTCAAATATTTTTTCTTTGAGCAGTTTTAATTCTGACTCAAAATACTCAACTTGTTTTTTAAAAAATATATATTGTTTAGCCTGTGCTTCAAGGTCATCTATTGCAGCCACTCTAGGTTCTTCTTCTTTTATTCTTGCCATGTTAACCCCCTCAAGGTCTCTGTTGTTGTAGGAAACTTATCAGACTTCCCACGGTTAGGTCAATTCCTCCTTTAGAATTGATTCCCGTTCCATCCATTACTGCGTCTGCTACTGCATTTTTTTGTTGAAGCATTTCAAATTGTCGTTCTTCAATAGAGTCCTTTACAATAATATCTTGAATAATTATGCTTGGCCATCTACTTGATGCTCGTTTAATTCGTCCATTTCTTTGTACGGCTAAACCCGCAGACCAAGGCAGATCATAATTTATTAACAAATTTGCAATAGGTAAATCTACACCGTAGCCACCTGCATCTGATGAAATAAACACACGACAATCTGGGTCTGTAAGAAACTTTTCTTTACTTGCTTCTTTCTCTTTTGCATTCATACTTCCCGTATATATAGTCCCACCAGTAACTTCTTTAATTCTAGAAAGCATGCCGACCCAAGATGTAAAGATAACTACTTTTGCTTCTGGATCAGTCTCTAAATGATCAGCCACATAACTTTTTAATACATCTAATTTTGGTTGTTTAGTTATGTTTTCTAACAACGAACGTTCTTTTAAACTGTATGCATAGGCACTGCCTTCGCCTTCTTGTTTTAAAAATTTTTCAGAACTATCGATCAATAAACTGGGATGATCACAAAGCATTCTTAAAGAAGTAATCTTAGACATAATAGAACCCCGCATCATGTCTGCTGGACCACCTGGCTTACTATCGTGTCCGTAGTGTGCTAGTAAAGAAAAGTTTGCTCCAAGTAATTGTTGTGCTTCATATAATTCTTGACTTAATTCATTAGCAATTAAGTTGTATAACTCAGAGGTTTTTGTGTCAAAAGAAATTTTAATTGGATCTAGATGAATTGTGTCGGGAAGATAGGGAGCGACGTCTGGATCTGTTTGTACTTTTCGGACCGACGCTTCTTTCATTTTTGCGTGAAATATATTTAAGTTTCTATACCGTTGAACACCACCAAAGTGATTTCTTACAATAAAAGTTTGATCAAACAGATCAAATCTTCCAAGTAATTTTGAATCTACAAATTGCATAATGCTATACACCTCTTCTGGTTTACCATTTTCTATTGGGGTGCCCGTAAGAGCAAATCTAATAGGTACATTTGCAGATAACTTTTTTACAGCCTTTGAACGTTTAGATCTAAAACCTTTAATGGCTGTGGCTTCATCGCACACAACCGCTCCCCAGTCTTCGTCTTTAATAGAGTCCCAATCATTAACAACTGTTTCATAATTACAAATAATATAATCTGCAGATCGTACTCCACTAAGTTCTCTATCCCAACGAATTAACCGAGTACTTTTTGAACCGTCTATAACTACGGTTCTTGCGTCAGAAAACTTTTGAATTTCTTTTTCCCATTGATATTTTAAACTAGATAAAGCAATTATTAAAATAGGTTTAGTTAACTCTCCGTCCTCTTTTAATTTTTCAAGTGCTGCAATAGTCATACAGGTTTTTCCAAGACCCATCTCATATGCAACAAGCATTCGTTTACGATTAACCATTTTGTCTACTGCTTCGGGTTGATATGGTTTTAAAATTCCTTTAAACATTATCTATTGGCGTTGGAGCAGTTGCTAAACTGCCACACAAGGCGCACTCCATATCTAACATATATAAAGATACTTCTCCATCTTCAAACATTGCTTTTACATTCCACAAAGTAGAGCCGCAAATACATACGTGTAAGGGTTGATCTTTATCTCTTAAGTCCATTATAGGTAAGCGGCTTTTCCATGCAACATGTGTTTTGCAGTTTCTAGTCCAGTCAATATTTCTGACGGAGTCATATCTCCCACATCTTTTACATCAACACCCGTGTAATTAAAAAACAATAAATCAAAACCATATTTACGAGCATAATCTCGTATTTGTTCACAGGCTTTTTTTCCAGCAGGATCATTATCAAATGCGGCTATCACTCTTTTTGCTCTACGAATTATTTTTGCTTGCTCTTCACTCATCATTGCGCCATAAATTGATACGGACCCACAAATTCCGACAGAATCTAACCTCACCACATCTAAGGGAGATTCAACCACTATTAATTGTTCCTCGTTTAAATGTTGAACTCCAAAAACAGTTTTAGATTTTTTAACTCCAGCAGGTTGATTTTTAAAAAATCTCCCTCTAGCGCCTTTTTCTTGCCAACCTAATAATGAAAAGGTTTCAGGATCACGAATAGGTAATATCCAGGCTTCATTTGTTTTGTCCCATAAAACTTCATATTTATTTACGGCCTCTCGTGTTAAAAATCTTTTCTTTAGTTCTATGTCGGGCGGCTCTCCGTATACCGCTAATCTAGCCTCAGACATTGGTATGGTTTCTTCAGCAACAACGTACTGTGGTAACTCTTTAATTCTTTTCATTAAAGAATCAATAGGAACTTCTGCGGTATCGTCAATGTAGTCTCGTGCATCATGGTAATCAATACCTTTTATATCTGAAATTAAAGTATAAATATTTCCTTTATAACCACAAGAAAAACAAATATGAGCGCCTGTTTCAGAATTTATCCACCAAGAAGGCCTGTGATCATCTTTACCTGTTCTTTGTTTATGCATTGGGCATAAACCATTAACTTCAGAACCTCTTTGTGCGTGAAGAGGTACCTCTAAAAATAAAAGAATTTTTTCTACATCAATCACACACGGCCCCAATCAGAACAAAATTTGCATTTCATCATTTGTTCTTCGTCATGAAAGCAACCTGTTTCCCAACGCCAAGTTAAAGCAGTTTCACTAGGACCACAGTTACGGCTGGCAACAATTTTTAATAATCTAATATCTTCATCTTCTTCAACTGGCTCTAATCCTAAAATAACATCAGAGTCTTGAAAGAAAGAAGATGAGTAACCAATTGAGTCGGCAGTAACCTTTCCAGCACGCATTTTCCATAACAAGGTTTGTGTTGTAATGATGATTGGTTTGTTTACTCTTTGGGCTAACCGTTTTAACGATCGAGTAACATTTGTTATTGCTTGTGGTGTATTCATTTCTCCACTTACTTCATCCAACATTAAATAAACACCGTCTACAAATACTATGTCTGGTTTTGTTTGCTCAATCTTTGCTGCTAAGGCTGAGACCGTAATTCCATTTACAGCATCAATTAAATGAAAAGATGGTTCGGTTTCCATTTTATTTAAAATATCTATATACCTATCTTCTTCTGCTGGTAATAGTTTTCCACGACGTAATCTGCCATGAGAAATATTTGCTCTCATTGCATCGTGTCTTTGTTGTTGTTCATGGTTGTTCATTTCAAAAGATTGAAACATTGGAATAAATCCCTGCATATGAACATTGACAGCCATCTTTAATGCAATCTGCGACTTACCAGTTTTTGGTGGAGCAATTATTGTTATTAATTGACCGCCTTGTAAACCTGCAGTTGCTTCGTCGATCTTTGAAAAACCAGTAGGAATACCTAAGAACTCTTCGTTCTGTAGGGCTTGATATTCTTTGTAACGTTGTTCTGTATTTTTAGTTAAATCTATTTCATGTGTACCAAGAATGCCTTGTTCATTAACCTTGGTAATAGTTGCTTCCATCGCAAGAAGAGCGGCATCGTGATTATTGTCCTGTAATTGTTCAACTGCAGTTTCAAGTCCTTGTCGAGTAAGTAATCTGCGACGAAAGTCAACCATGGTATCCAAGAGGTACTCAAGATTGTCTTGAACATCCAAAACTTTGTAATTGGGATAATGATCTTTGACTGTTACGGCAGTAGGAACTTCGCTGTACTCACCATAGTGTTTACGAACAAATGACCATGCTTTACGGTTGTCGTCATCTAAAAACCAAGACTCATTAACACCACGCTGTAGTGCTGGAACGATGTCTCGATCACGGATGACCTTACTGACTAAACGATGTTCGTTGTCAGATGCCATTTAGTGCCCCCTCTTACAAGTTATCTAGTTCTATTCCTGCTGATCCGTATCTTGCTACTCTCCATTGAACATCTACTACGCCACGAAGATTAGCACGGTAAGGAAGTTTTCTAACTAACTCACCTGGGTCCTCGTAGAGGTTCCAATAGTTAAATGGATTGACTACTTCTCTTTCTAACTTTTCAAAGGCTTTTTCAAGTAACTCTTTGGTCCACCCTTGATCAGCATAACCTGCTAACTCTAAAGAGATACCGTAATTGTTTGATAACAACCAGAGTTTGTTAGCACCCTGAAGATTTATTTCCCCTAACTTTAAGACAACTTTTGTAACTAATAATTTCTTAGTAACTTCTTCTACTAAAGGAATTACTACATCTGTTACACAAATGACTTGCGGAGAGGAGACGTTTGATATGTCTCCGTTTTTCATAGCACCTCGACTTTAGCATACCTAACTACAAAATCACGAAATGTCTTTGGGTCAGAGTTGGCTTGTGAGGCTAACTCTTCTGGGATTTCTTCTGGCACAAGGATCGAATAATGTCCGTTGTTCATTCTCATTTTATTGTTAACAAAAGAGACGTGCTTACACTTTAAACTCTTTTTCCAAACAGGGCAACTACACCTGACTCTTTTTGTTCCAGTATCAACCTCAACCTCAAACACGCCCGCAGCCTGAGAAGATATAAACAATTGAACTGTCCGCCAAGGACTATCCATGCTCATCCCTTTCATTGTGCTGCTCTTAAATCTGCACCGACTATTGGAACTCGAATAAAGGCTTCGTTAGCAAAACTTGCCATTGCTTCCTTATACTCTGCTTCCCAATTCTCTAATTTTACATTGGTTGTAATAATTGTTGGCAGAGCCTTGTCGTATCTAAGACGTAGTATCTCATCAAATGATGAGTCATCGTACTTAGAACCGTATTCTTTTCCTAAGTCATCAATCACAAGAATTCTTACATTTAACCAATCAAATTTAGATCTGCCATGAAAGCCATCTATCTCATAGACAGATTGCTTCTTATCCTCAAAGTCTGAATCAAAGGTTGCTTTCTTTTTAGATAAGAATTCAGGATAAGTCATGTAGTACACGGGCCTAGCGCCAAGACCAAAGTCAGATGCACTCATGCCCAATACTCTTGCAGCATCAGCATCAGTATCAGGAAGGCGGCGAACAAACTCCATAGCAGCAACTACTGCGTGGGTCGTCTTACCAATTCCAGGTCCGCCATCAAATAGAAGACCAACTCCATTAACTCCGATATGGCCGATCTGCTTTATGACCTGACCGCTCACACAGTCATCAATCCACGTACTCACCTCGTCAGGAAAGGATCCCGCTCTGTCCACAAGGTCTTGTGGCTCAAGGCCGAGGAAGCGACGTGGGATATTTGAGTTACGAAGTAGCCAGTGCTTCTTTAAGGCTGAGAGTTGATTGATGTCATACATCGTCGTCTTCAAACTCATACTCATACATACCGCCATACCTCATGCCTATATTTAGGATCCAGGAACCAACCATTATCATTACATCGCCAAAAAATCTAAGCGCTTTATTGTTAGTAGGATAAATTAATCTGTTATTCATTACGCCCCCAGGTGATCTTATTCCACGCTCTTTCGTGGAAGTAGTAAATAAAAACTTTAAGTACGGTTTCCCAAAAGGCTATGATAGTGGCTAAAGAGCCTTTGCCTGTAATCACATAGACAACCGCCCATGAGGAGAGGGTTCCCCATATTCTATAACTAAGAGATTTAACAAAGGAGCGAGTCCTAGTTACTTTCATCTTTGTCCTTTTGGAAATAATGTTCGGCTTCTTTATCTACCCAATCTTTAGCCGATAACAAATCAAAGACCCAATTCTTTGCGTTTCTGAGTAGCGCTAATAGCCTCAATTTCATCTCCCAATTTAACTTGTTCAATCTTGTATCCAACATCCCTACCATAAACTATATTAGTGATATTGGGAAATTTGACAACCATTGCCCCTTTCATGGCTGGGTCTTTATCAATATAAGATTTAACCTGTTCAAAAGAAAGGGGATCCTTTTCACTGGTACCGTGAGTATTGCGTACACCGATAGTTACTTGATCTGTTCTTTTTTGGGCTTCAAAATAAAGGGCGTGGTGTCCTTCATGCCAAGGTTGATATCTGCCAAGCATTAAGGTGGTTGGTGCAGCCCAATCGTAAATAGCGAATAATTTGCAAAAAGATTTTGCTCTTTCATTTACGTTATCTGTGTGCTCCTTATACTCAAAATCAAAAGTTACTGGGTTTTCCCATAGTTTATTAGTGTCTTCAAATCTACTTTCTTTAAGGGTATTCATCCATACTAAAATATCTGGTTTTCCAAAAGCGACTCTGGTTTCTTGGGTAGGACAAACAAAATCAGCAATAACAATTTGACCTTTACTTTCTATTAGTCTTGATAATGCGCCCATACGACGTGCTTGTTCAACCCTATCTATTGACGTAAAACCAAGGTCTTTATTTAAATCACTACGTACTTCATCAGCATTTAAATGAAACCCATTTATACGTTCAGACAAGGTTTTTGCTAAAGTTGTTTTTCCTGATCCAGGTAATCCAATTATTTGTATAATCATATCAAATCCATCCAAAAATCAACGTTTTTATATTTATCTATAATGTATTTAGACAAAACTTCTTCAACAGAAGGTGCGTATCTTTTAAGTGTAGGGTGAACTTCGTGCAAGGTTTGCGGTAAATTTACTGCGGCTTCATTGCATACTTCTAGTGATTTAATGTTATTAAAACTATGATCAAAGTATTCCAACTCTAAAAATAGATATAATTTCATCATCGTTTCTTTTGAATTATTTATAAGATTATTATAATTTATAAAATGAACATACTTTCTATTCTCTGGTTTTAAACCGTTGTATAATCCTAGTAATGGTTTAGTCATTAGATACTCAGATTGCATAATGTATTCACAAATAGCATCGGTTTTTGAAAGATAATAACTTGGTAAATATTTTTCTCTTTCCATAGCATTTTCTAAAAATGGATGCTTTTTAGATTGAATTACAAACGACGCTAAAATATCCAGGGTGTTTCGTACTGTAAATATAATTTTTGGATTTGGATTTATAAATCTTTTAATTCTTTCTAGATTATTTGGAGTAGTCCAAGTTTTTTCTCTATCAAAAATAATTTCTTTATTAATATTTGAATAATAATTATTTAACAATTGTTTTAAAACATTACCTATTCCATAATGGTTGGGAGTTCTAATAAAAGATTCGTTTATTGCACATTCTATTTCTAAACTGTACAAAAGATCAGCCATTGGACTTATTGGACTGCTGTAAATTTTAGGATTTTGATTTAGTAATGCTGAAAGTAAAGTATTACCACTTCTAGATAATCCAGATAAATAATGAATTTGTGCCACTATTCTTTCCTATCTACTATAACTTTTTCCCAATCAGCATTACAGGAATAACATTTCAAATCTAAATTCATACTATCACGCTCAGTTGCAACGCCTTGAACTTTTTTTTTTACAAGATGGGCAAAAGAAACTGAACTCAAGCATTATTCAGATTTAAAAGTTACAACACCAACAAAAGATATAGGTTTTCCTTTTAAGTCTTTGTCGGTGCCAGCAATCATCTTGATATTTTTACGTGGAGTAAGCATTTGAACTTGATTTTTTATCCATCGTTTACCTGCTGATGCATTTGTCCATGGATTCATAATCTGTGCTTCTATAACATCTCCTACTTTTACAGTTACGATTGCTAACCATCCTCCGCCTTTTTCAACATTCCTTACTAATCCAGCGTTAAATGTTTTTACTACTTTTTTAGCCATTTACATTCTCCTTTAGTTGTGCATTGATTTCTATATCCCAACAAGATTGACAAATCCAAGCATTAAGCATTGGCTTATACAAATGCGTATTCCTTCTAGGCAATTTTGTTGTGCATAAAGGACAGGTTGCTTTACTAATTAAACTTACGTCTTTAGTTATTTTGCACCTTCCTTAAGTCGTTTTTCATATCGTGCTAGTTGTGCTCTACCAGAAAGTGAATTCTGGAAAGTACGTCCATCGCTTGCTTGCATTGTTCCCATCTTAACCGCTGTATCTATTGGGGCGTTAATTTTATTAAGACCAAGGTTCTCTCTGGCTTGATTCATCTTCTTCCCAAAAGAAGCAAGGTACATCTTATACAGCATAGGTGCTTCATCGCCAATGTTCTGAAAGTTTCTCTCATCTGCCATAAACAGACGGAGTAACTCTAACTCAATGAGGGCGTTGGTTTCGTATTGCTTTCTAAATTTAGCAAGGGCTCCTGAGAGTTGTTTGACGCTAACTGTTCCAGGGAGTAAGGGATACTTGCGCCCGACACGATAAGAAAACTCTGCAGCGACATCCATTGGAGTCCACTCATGCTCTGGTCTTCTTCCCCTAGTCTTAGGATCGGATCTTCTGATCTTAGGGCCTGGAACATCTTTCGGTTCGACGAGCCCAAAGCCTGCCAGATTATCTCCATCATCTTGATATTGTCTCATAGGTACTCGTATCTCTTTCATTAGAATCCCTTTGGATTCAGAATCTTTTAATTTATTACTATCTTTACTATTAGGTACTAATGACTTATTAGTCATACTACTATGTGACTTATAGTCATGTGAGGTGCGGTAATTTTCAGTGCGGTAATCTACTGCATCTTTTTCTGTAGTGCGGTAATTTTCCACCACTTCATACCAGTCCATACCTTTAAAACCATTAGCCCTTTTGCTGGGAGTTCTAATAAGTAGCCCATGCTTCTCTAAGGCTTTGAGAGCACTTCTAACGGTTCGGTCAGAAGTTTTGTTAGTCTGTCTACACAACTCCTCTACTGAGGTCTTAAAACGGTCTTTGGAGCCCGATAAATGGCAGATTACAGCAAGCAGTCGAAACTGATAATCGGTAAGGGGGGCTGAATAAGCCTTTAAAGGGATTTTCAAGGGTTGTCGTCCTTAAAGGGAGATATGTCTTTGCCCCCGTCTCCTTCTTCAATGCGCTTGGCTACTTCAATGGCTAGCACATCAAGCACCGTGGTCATTATGTAATCAGCCATGTGTTCCACAAAGACACCCATGCTATCCATCATTGCGGTATACAGTTCGTCAGTTCCTACCTCTGAGTAATCGACCTCAATCTTATCTAATCCCTCTGAGATATCCCAGACCTCTATGCCAAAATCTTCAACAGCGCCAAGTATTAGATGAGCCTGAGTTGAGTTGTCCCACGCTATTCCAATTACATCATTAGGAGTTATCTGGCGAATAATTTCTTTTACTGGATTATCGGTAATGACTATGTCATCGGCAGCAATAAGTAGGTGATCTATTTCAAAAGCATTTACTATAAAGCAAGTTATCTTTATAGAGTGCTTCTTACATACCTCTATAACACTCTCAGCAAAATGGTTTTCATTTCCCGTTACTGGAATAAATACCTTTAACTCATTAGTTGCGCCGTATTTATTAATGAGAGCATCCATACCCTCATCAACACACACATCTTCAAAAGAGATAACTCCAATATTCATACGCCTCCTACAGTTGTGATAAACGAGTAGGTGATTTAATCACTACTGGTTTATTTAAGTACATTCCAATTGCTAGAGATACAAAGGTTGCTGCAGGAACTAAAACAAAGAAATCATAATACAAATCCAATTGAGCCCAAAGACCTAAGAAACTTAGAGGTAGCGCAAAGTATTTGTTTAAGGTTGGCTTAGTAATAAAGCCAGAAATAAATAGATCTAGAAACTCAATTACGTAAGTAACTGCCATTCCTGTGAGTAGTACGGATATAACTATGTCTGTAGTCATAGCCCAAGATCCTACACCGTAGTGGTGGTGTACTCCACTCCATCATAGGTACGTAACCTCCAGAAGGCATTCTGGGGAACCCAGTCGATTAGGGTTTTGGCTAACCTAGGGATCTTACTTGGCTTACTTGGATACAAGTGGGTATATGAAGCGTCGTCAGTTCCTTCCCAAACCGCCCCGAAGTCTGAGGGCAATGAGCCATCAAAGTAATCTGTGGCTACCTGAGACTGTTCAAACTGAATTAGATCTAAGAAAATACTGCCTGCCGTAGTTCCATAAAACGATACCTTAGCGTATGACGCATCTGAAGTGGAGTCAGTTAAACCAGTTAACGTAACATTTGCAAAAGAAGTAGTTACTGAAATTGCTTGAGTTACAGTCTCTACAACAACGTCAGACTCGTCATAAAATGTAATTTTTACATTTGCAGATAACGCAGCCAATGCTTTGATAGAGGTTGATAAAGTGTAATACTTTCCTGGAGTTACAGGTATTTCATAACCTGTAGTAATGCTCCAAGGATTTGTTACTACAAATTTACCGCTGTAATCTCCCGAATAACCATATGTTGGAACACTAGAGTCTTGTGTAAAGGTTGCTCCACTTAATGCCCATGTAGTTGAGTTAACTTCAAAAGATGGGTTTTTAATATAATTTGTTTTTAAAGGACTTAAAAACACATCAATAGCACGTGCTTCATCATAGGTAACCGTATTTCCTTCTTGCATGCACACTTGATCAATGTAGTAGGTTCCTGCAGCACTGTAGTCGATTGAGATGCCAGCATAACTGGAGTCTTCGTCAGATGTTGCAACTTTACTTGCAGACTTCCAAGTATTATTAGCAGAAACTACAGTTGAACTTTTTGCTGCAGAAGTTGGTTGCCCGTTTTTATCATAGAAAGTAACTGATAAGGTAATGTTTCCAGCACTTGCTGGAGATTTTAATTTACAAGAAACCACGTACTCAGTATCTGGAAGTACTGGTATTCCTTGTGTAATAACGTTACCACCACCTACTACAGCAATTACAGAACCATTTAATGCCGAAGCGTTATAAGGAGTAGTTGTTACTGTTGTTACGTTAAACTGATTACTTGCTGGAACAGTAGTAATTGTATATGTTCCATTAAAATCTTCACTCAATCCAGACAGCGTAACGGTTTGTCCAACAGAGTAGCCGTGATTTGCTACAGCAACTTGGAGAACAGTTGTGCCGTTATTTCTTTGTAAACCTGTTACCGTTTTTGCTGTAGGATTTGCATAACCTAATGCCATGCTTCCCGCAGCAGATGCAACTATTTTACCAGTTCTAGTTGTATCTATTTGATTACTATTTGAATCAGGAACTTGTTCAGTACTTGAAGTTAACACTGCATTACTAACTATCCAATTACCAATTCCACCATAGAAAGTTGAATCTTGAACTGTAAGTAGTAAGTTTTCAGAAACAGTTATAGTAGGTTCAAATCCAGTTAAAGATTCAGCATATGTCTCTAATGCAAGTTTAGTTCCTTTACGAGAATACAAATAATTTGCTTCTCGTATTAATCGTTTTCTATTTTTAGTAGGTAACCCAGCCTCTGGAGTTAACCCCAAACTTGCAACCTCTAAGGGCAAGAGTTCTACAGGAGTCTCAATACCTGTGTGTCTTGGTTTTAATAAATCAAGTAAAGTGTATAACTGTTCTTGTGAAAAAGTTAACCCTTCTACAAAGTTGTATAAGGCCGACGTAGTGTCGACTGTTCCAAAAGAACCTTGTTCAATGCTTGTAAATACTCTTGGAAGGCTATTCATAAAGGTTGTTTGTACATTGTGATTTGAAGGTACAATTGCAGTTATAGAACCTGCAACCCTCCAAACACTTTGATCAGTAAATAAAAATACTCGATAGTAGGTTTGTCTACCAGAAATTAACGGAACGTCTGATGGATTATCTTCTCCATCAATATATTCTGCACGAGATACCGTTCCCTCTGTAGCAAACTCATCAAAAATTATAATTCCATCTTCTGCAGTTTCTGGAAATCCAACTTGACTTCTTAGTACTCTTATTCGAGAAAAATCACCTCGAGGGGTTTGCCAACGTACTAAAACTTTTGTAAAATCTAAAACTAACACAGACATTGGCTCTACAGAAAAAGCAAGTTGAACAAACGCACCATACGTAGTAGCGCCGTAATAATTTATACCATATCTAGCCATAAAATTTTTACGCTACATTTCCAAATACAATCCAACTGTTATTTGCAATTTTTATTAATGTAGCAACTCCATATCTCTCAGTAATATTAATAGAACTTGTAATCGCTGCTCCGTTCACGGTTACTCCAACCGCTCCCGCAATCGTAACCGTTCCTGTTCCATTTTGAATTAAAACAAGAGTTTGTCCAATAATAAACTCATCACTTGCATCAAGTGGAATGGTTACGGTTATAGAACTGCTACTTGAAAATACAAAAGTATCTGCAGCGGTTGCTGTACTTAAAGTTAATGTTGTTCCAGCCTCATTACCAATTGTTTTTTGTTGTGAGTTAGCAACTGCTACAGCAATGCCTGCCCACTCAGAGCCTGTCCATACCTTAGAAGTTTTATAACTCATACAATAGCCCCCATTAAAATTAAAATTCCCGCATCAGAAGATAAGATATCTTCATTATTTTCTAAAGCAGCGCTAGAGGTTGAGTCTACCCAGATGGTTCCAGCCGCATAATCTGAACCCGTTGGTTGAGTTGCTGCGTAAATAACTGGTACTAACTCTTTGCCCCGTGTTTGTATAGTTCCGTCTGGAAGAACCTTAGTTACAACTGCAGATGCTGAAGTTTGAAATTCAACTAGGTTTGCGGTTTGACTAGCCCTGGCTCTTACAACGAGACTCTTTACTCCAATAGCAGATGAGATAATTACTGAACCACCTACATCAGAAACATACTCGTCATACACATCTTTAAGACCGTATTCAATATTTGCAAGACGATCCTTCAAGGTGCTCCAAGAGGTAGTTACAAAATCAACATTTCCTACCCAACCTGAGCCTGTCTTAATAAGGGTTCCAAGATTTGTTTGTAAAGAGTTAACCTCTTCTTGAAGACTATTTACGTGCTCGGCAAGAACGGTGTCGCTAAAATCAACCTTTGTTGTAAAGGACTTTACCGATGCGGGATATGCTGCAGTCACTTAATTTCCTCTCAGACCTAACGGTCTATTTTCTCTTGTTTGCCCCCTATTTACTGTCTTAACTATTAATGGGTATGTCCTGTAGCGGCTTTTCCTGTCATCTGTGACTCCAAGGTAGAGACCTTTCCTTCTAAGGTAGTTATCTTTCCTTCGGCTGTCGTCATTCTTGTTTCTAAACTTTTTACTTTATTGGCTAGAGCCATAACGGTAGCGGTTAAGTCTACCTCTGTGGTTCCATCAGAACTTTTAACAGTTATTACATGAGCAGATAATCCAGTTAAAGAAGTTTTATTTGCAAGAGGTTTAATAAATATCTTTTTATTTTTACCTTTATTTTTACCAAATGCTCCAAACCAAATAGGATATTCAAGGTTGCCGCCTTCAAAAGAAATCCAAACTCCCTGACCAACTGCAGGAGGCTCTGTTCGTATTCCAGCAGGTTCAGCAGGGTCTATCCATCCAGTAACTTGATCCCCAATTAATTGGGGAATAGATACTTTTAAACGACTTTGTTTTTTGGGATCAGTATTGTTTTTTACAATACCCCTATATATTCCAGATAAGTTACTGATTAGATGACTCCAATATTTAGATTTGTTTCTTTAAAACGCCAAATTTGTCCAGCAGTTCCTACCATAGTATTGGCTCCAGAACCACCTGTTAAGTGCAGAGCCGTAACATTTACAGTCTTCACACCAGGTGCTTGTAGCACCATAAACTCAACATCTCTTGGATAAATAGTTTCTGCAAAGGTTGCATTTACATAACCAAAGCCAGTTAAGATAGCAATTTTAATAGCCTCTTCTACCTCGGCAGTTGTATATTGGTCTGTCTTTGTATAAGCAAGAGTACAAATTAAATCGGTATAAGTAGGAGGTTGAACGGTAACCGTTGTTCCAATTAATACTTTATCGGTTAAAAACTCTTCAACACCTGCTTGTATGCGTTCAAACTCTGCGGTTGGATCACCTGCATCATCTAACCCTGGAGCAAGATCTGTATCGGTTGCTGATCTACTTGGTGCTATGTACAGCGTGACGGATGTCCAAACAGCAGCGGTCGCATTGGCTTTTCCAACGCCACTAACAGACAGTGCAAGATCTGAAAAGTCTTTTAATGTAACCGCTCTATTACCAGAACGTAAGGCTGCTGGTGCTGAAGCACGGATTTGATCATTGGTCTCAGGATCAGAACCACCTAAAGCGGCGGTTTCATTTGTTACCGTTACCGCACCTTGTACTGCAGTTGTTTCTCCCTCTGATAAGTTAGGAATAAATTCAATAGTATCTATAACTGCTGATTCAATATTTCCTATAGAACCACCTCCAACAGTATACAGCGCTCTAATTTCAGAATAGTTTGTTGGTATTACACCCGAAACACCGTCTCCAAAATTTATATAAACAAGATTGTTATCATCAATAAATAATGAATAAACTAAATCATTTGTTGAATAATCAATTATGTGTTCAACCTGTGTCCACTTAGAAAACAAATCCCCATCTTGAACATAAACCTCTACAGAACCATCAACTACAGGAGACTCTCCAAGAACAAATCTCATTGCTGGAGTTCCAGTAGATGTTCCAATTAACTCTCCATATGTAGTAGTCTCATCTGCAATTAAAGTAACTGACCTTCCTTCAGAGGCACTCACGGTATATTCTCCAGGAGTTTCTCCAACAAGTGCGTCAATTACAGCATCAGCAACAGTTGTAAAGTAAACAGTTTCAACGGTGTCATCAATAATTACTTGACCACTTACAACAGTTCCAGTAGGTATGGTTACCTCATCTTCAGATGAATTAGTAAAAGTAATTCCTACCGTGGCATTTCTATAACCTGCAGGGGTATATCCATAGGTTAAAGCAATATTTAATAAACTCTCTCGTTGAGTTGCAGTTCTAATAAAGGATTCATTAGCAACTCGATCAATGTAATACGATACTAAGTCGCCCATGTATGCAAAGGCTTCAACTAAAGCAACGCCAAAGTCTGCTGGATCGGAGGCATTCCACTCAGGAATACGGTCTTGTATTCTTGCAATTAACTCATCTCGAAGAGAGTAGTAATCTCTTCCTGTATAGTCGACTGAGATAGGTATATTTGATGGTGGCGCAACGGTCATAGCAACTCCTCATAGATTGGATTAGCACCTTGAGAAAATACCAACCCAATAAGAGTGCTAACAACCTCATCGTTTGGTAAACCATAAATAACCTCAACAGTTAAAGTACCTGTGTAGGTATCGCTTGTTACACTTGTTTGTTGAAGAGTTAATAGATCTAGTTGTTCAGCAAAGGCTTGTTCAACCGCTGCCTCAATCTCACTAGTTGCTACAGTTTCTGAATTAAATAAAGAGTAAGGAATTGTTGTTCCAAAACTTGGTCGCATCACTCTTTCTCGTAAAGTTGTTCCTAAAACAGACTTGACCCTATCGGACCAAATTTTAGATTGAGATTGAGTTGAAGCAACCCTTCCATAAGAATCTATGGAAAACGGAAGCGCAATTGCTTTTTGAGCCATTAGTCACCTCTCCATTTTCTAGGGGTTGTTCTGTATCCTGAAGACCCCTGTGAAACTAAAACCGTACTAGAGTTTAACCTAGTTTTAGTTGGTTTATTTTTTAAGTTTCCTATAATATCATTTTGTATATTCCTATAAGGAACAGAACCAGCAGATGAAGGCCTAAAAGCACTGGGCTTGTTACTACCCACGCCATCTGTTCTGCACTCAAAATCTACCTCATAACTTCCAGAAATAAAAAGATAATGTGTTGCTTTCTTTATGACCCAAAAACCATCCCCACCACCTTGTGTTCCACTAATTTCAACAGTTCTCCAAGGAGCAATTCTTGGATCTCCCTGGGCTTTGCCCTTTCCTGGTATAGATAATCTTCCTAATTGAGAGGCTGCTTCTGACAAAGACCTAGCCATAGCATTGCTATTTACCACGATACTTGTTTTATTTTTAGAAAACAGCGGATCCTTGGTGCTTGCTCGTATTGACTTTCCTAATTTATTTGGTGAAGTTATAGAAGAGTACACCTTACCAGTTACAGGATCTACACCACGCACCGTATTCTCACTTCTACTGTACTCTCCAGAAAGTTCAGGATAGTCTCCTACACGGGCTTCAAACTCATCTAGAGTGGCTGCTGCAAATTTATTAACTGGAGACACAAAAGAATTGTCGGAATACAAGACAGGTATTGTTGTCATAAATTGATTAATCATTTTATCAATTGGATGAAAATGTAGTTCTGTGCCCGAGACTTGAATTCCATAACCAATTGTTTCTGCAAGTTCATTTAATTTTTCCCAATAAGATTTTCCAGATAGAGATTGTTGTGTAAAGATAGTTTTATGTGGAGTAACGTTTGGTTTTAGTTTTGCTTTTTTAGCAATCTCAATTGCTATTTGAGGAGCCGTTTTGTTAGTCCAAATTTTAAGATCAGTTTCTTTTAGAGGATAGGATGCTCCTACACATTGAATTTTTGTTTCTTGATAATCTTGATACTTAATTGGTAAGGACACGGTAGTGGCATAGCCCACGAAACTTCCAGAGACCTTATCGTTCTTCCAAGTAAACTGAATTGGAGTTCCAGTCTTTATTGCTTTAAGAATAAAAGGAGTTAGTAACGTATATGTTAATTCAAGAATATCGTGCTTACCCATCTCTTGATGAAGAATGACCTGATTAGGTTGAGCCTTAAGGGATGGAAAATCAGGATAAGAAACTTCGTAATAACTACTAAGTCTATGTTGAGTTCCTGGACTACGCATTTGGAATCCTTAATTGAGTTCCTGGAGTAAGTTCTTGAGGGTTTATAATCTCTGGATTAATGTCTAAAATTCTCCACCACAAAGAAGGACTTCCTAAAAATTTTGTAGCAAGTAAATCTAAACGGTCGGTTTCAACCCACTCGTATATAAAGTATCCTACATAAGAAGTTGGGTAATTTCTAAAAACTGTTAGATGGTATTCCTGTTTACCTGCATGCCAAGCCTTAAATAGAGTGCCATCAACATATCTGCTATCTAAAAAAATCATCGGTTATCCTCTGGTTTCAATCCCACGTCATTGTATCTTCCACAAGATAAGGATACTTGAGAAAGAACAGGAACCATTCGATCATTAAAAATAGTATGACTAACGTTTATTCCATTTAATCTAACTAAATATCTTAATCCATCTCCTAAGAATAACTCTATTTGAGATCCGATTAAAAATCCCCAATCAGCACTCTTACCATTTAGAATGGTTTGATGTATAGCATTTGGTCCATTTATAACTCTAAACAAGTATTCAAGATCGTACATAGTTCCTTTTTTATAAATAGTTTTTAAATCTTCAACTCTACTAAGAGTATTAACTCCTGAATAAGGATTATTTTCTCCTGTTGCTAATCCATTTTCATCTAAGAAATCCATGTCTCCAATTCTATTTAGTAATAAAGTAAAATCAATAGTAGACAATCCCACACCACTTATAGGAGCAAGCCCTCCAGCAGCACCGCTTCGTATTACGTTTGGGTCTACACCCTCTAACATTCCCCAACCCATGTTTACTTCAGTTGGGTTATACAAAAATTTAAAACCATACATTGTTGAATCTTCTTTATATATTCCAGTCTTAAATTTCCAAGCAGCACTGTTTGTAAGATTAAGTGGCATTTGTATAGTGCCTTTTGCAATAGACTCACCAAACATATTTCTAGCATCTGTGTAGTTTCCAGCCCCAGTAACACCCCGTTCAGTGCTTCCTCCTTGAGGAGAATCTTGTCTAAAGTATGCAGATTGAATCATAGGTATGTTATACACGTATCCAGTAAAAGGTTGAGGCGCTGGAGGCTCTGGCGTATCTTCTGTGGCAGGTTTAATCTTTTTTTGTTTTTTATTTGTATCTGGTTTTGTAATCCCAGAGTCTTTAATAGACGCATTAATTACTGCTTTATTTGCAGCAACTAATCCCGCTACAATATTTCTACGTTCTGTATTTACTCTTGCTTCATCGTCTTTTAGTTTATCTAGTTTTACTTTTTGAGTATTATAGATTACAAGTCCTGCATCAACTCCAGCAGTATTACCAGCGGCTCGTGCTGCTTGTATGTTGGTAGATGTAATGCTTAAGTCTCTCTCAGCAAGAATAATTAACCTTCTATATTCATTTATCTGTGTTACTAAATTTGATAATTGATTTGATTTACGGGCTTTGTCTCTAGCAGCATTTGCATCAGCCACGCCTTTTGCTCTAGCACTATTTCGTTCCGCAATGATTTGATCAATAGTTTTAACATATTGATTTGGATTACTGTTTTCTCCAGGCATTATTTACCTCCCACTTCTTGAAGGTCTTTATCTTTTAACAAAATGTCTTTTACTTGTTTAGCCAACTTATTGGCTTCTGCTGCCGACGCATTGGCTAAATTAACAGTTATATTTACTGTTTTGTTTCCCATGCTAGCCGAAGCGGTGCCAGAGGTATGTTGTAGATATTTACCGCTGGTATACGTAGTCCACGGATTAAAGTTTGTTCCACCTTTAGAAATGTCATATGCAACTCTAGCGTTTATAAATGGATCAAGCAGACTTTCTGGACCTGTGTAACCAATTGATTTATACTTTTTTAAATAGGCTTCGTTACGCTTAACTCCCATATTAGGATTACGTGGATCATTATTTTCCATATTAATTTGGAACAAGCCATAAGACTTATCAAGGCCCTGCATATTTTTTGCTCCAGGTCTTCCACCAGACTCAGCCTTCACAACCCCATATGCCGTGTTTAAAGATGCTCCACTAAAACCAGCATTTTGTAAAGTTTGTAATAATTCTGGATCCATGCCAGCAGTCATTGCTGTGCCTGTTTGTGAAGTCTGTGCCGCATTAGCAGGTGTTCCAAACATATTTCTTAATGCTTGTCCACCAAGATAACCAAGACCAGATAAAAGACCGCCAGCAATTGCTCCAGGAACTGCGCCAACTCCACCAAAGAAGGCTCCACCAACTCCACCTGCAGCAGCACCAATACCAACGGTGCTTAAAAATCCTTGACCAGTCGCACCTGATATAGCCCCACCAAGAACAGGTATGCGTTTTGCAGCCATTGATAGTCCAGCCTTTCCAGCCGCTGCTGCGCCGCCCCCAGCAATTGCTGAGGCACCAGCCTTAGCGGCTGCTCCTCCCAACATATTTCTAACACCTTTTGCGACTAACAAAGTACCCGCTGCTCCAGCGATTCCTGAAACAACTCCGCTAATTGCGGATCCAGCATTTGTATTTGAAAGTCCTTGAACAAATCCTTTTGTTTTAAAAAATCCATCTGGCAATTTTTCTAATTGTGCATTTAATGCAGCCGCTGCATTTGCTGCTGACTCAAAACCAGAAATCATTGGCTCAGTACCACGTTCCATTAAGGAAGTCATTGATGTAGCAAGTTTCATCGCTGCATTTTGTGGATTATCAGCATTAAATGGTAGAGTTGCTAAGTCACCTAGAGGTTTACCAGCAGCCATGTTTATAAGCATTGGTTCTAATATGGCTCGTTGTTCTGGTGAGAACATCTGCATATCTACTGAACCAAAACCTGCTCGTAAGTTTGTTGACATCTGTTCAGCGGTTGGATTTACTCTCCCACCCATAGTCATACGACCGTAGAGTTGTTGAGCAATTGCTTCTGTAGAAAGAGGTTGTCCCGTACTTGGATCAGTTGTATTTATACCAAACTGATAAAGTTGTGCTCCCATTGCTCCAGTGCGTAATCCACCAATAGCCTGAGCAGCAGTAGCATTCTGCATTCCAAAGTAACGACCAACACCGCCCACTTCACGCATCATTCTATTGAATGAAGATGTTCCTGGCATAAAGTTATAACCTTGAGAGAGCATTGACGCTGCTGCTACATCATCTCCAACCCCAGTTATGCCACCACCTAATGCACTAAAGGTGGCCGCAGCAACTCCTGCACGGTTCATCATTCCACCAGTACGTAGTGAACTCTGATAGAAGCCAGTTGCACGAGATACAGTCATACCAAGATCTGGCATCGCACTGTAGGCTGCTCCTGCAAGACCTAATCCAAGTTGAACTCCAGCAACACCAGCAGCACCTGTCTTTGAATAGATCCAAGGCATTGCATTGGTGCTACTACCTGCAGGTGTACCACCTGCACCATTACTAAATTGAGCGTTACTACTTCCTAAACTTAATCCAGGACCCATGCCAACACTTGGCATAAGGATTCGACTTACTGAGTCTAGAGACTTTGTTGCAACTCCACCTATCCTTTTAAGAATAGATTCAAAGGCATTAAGTTTTTTTAGAGTCTGATCTAGACCAGCGTTTACATTGGAAATTTGCGATATGGGATCTTTAGCCATTACTCATCCTTTCATATCGCACTCTTGCAACCTCTAACCAGTTGCTTCTCTCTCTTTGAGATAAACCTTTTATCTCAGATAAAGACCAGCCATCGTAGTATTCAGATAACGCAGACCATTCGGAAAATAGTCTGAGATAACTAATTACATTAGAATTGAAATAAGGATCCTAAATTAATAGGAACCGTTACCTCACTTCCTGTGTCAGGGTCTGTAACAACTATGTCTTCAAACTGTGGCCCAGGGGCTCGTTTGTTTATCTCTTCAATAATCGTTCTACGATCAACAACGCTAAGTGCTTGCACTTGTGCTTTGCTGTATACAGGACTCTCTCCTATACGAACTAAAGTATTTTCTAAAACAAGAGTACTTAGTTCTGCAGGAGTCTTATCTGCATTGTTAATCATTTCTCTTTGAACAACTCCGTTGGGCAGTTTTACTGTGTATTCGACGGTCTTACCCTTAACAGTAAACATGCGTTCATTTACAGGATCTGTTAGGAATTTAGTTTTAATGTCATTGTTAAGATCGATCTCAACAAACTTCTGTTCGCCATCTGAGAATATTGGAAGTTTTGCTGTGGTTCCAAAAGTGGCTTTAATAATGCCAAGCAAGATAGCGTCTCTATCGCCAACTAAAAGTTCATCTAATAATTTATCACTAGATGGTTCATTACCAATTTTAACGGTTCCTAACTGTAAGATAGTTAAAATTGCTTTACCTAAATTATTGGTTTTAGAAATAATCTCTTCATCTTTACCTGTTAGTTCACGAACCTCTGCAGTTCTGATGACCTCCCCAGCGGCGTTTATATAGCCGCCAGGAAGTTCAACAGT